GCTGCGCCTCTTATTAACACACAGGTTAACTCCCGCTTAGCCTTTCCGCAAGAATTGTTACGAAGATAACCCGCGGTTTAAATTGGATCCACAGCCCAGTAGCAAATCGCCACCTAAAGATAAATTATTGACGCCAACCTCATTAAAATTACTTGTGAAAAAGCTTATAAATCAATGAGTAGCAATTACGCCCCCCTTAAAGTTACTGTAGGCGGTACGGTTCCATTCTCTAAAACTCTTTTGAAAGCTACGTACTCAATGATCGCGTTAGACAGCTGCCAGAGGTCCGTTCTCGGAGTTTTCTATGGTTCGGCTGGCCCCTCGCCAGCCATTTCAAGTTGTTCAGCGTCGGCCTTTTCCAGGGCTAGATGCTGCATTTCAGCCTGGTGCTGAATCTGGCGCCAGCGCGAGATCTGCCGGTCAATTGCCTGGTCGTAATCAGGCGCAGACATTTTGTGCCGCGGGACGTCCTGCACTGCATCCCACTCGGCTAGGTCGAGACGTAGCATGTCACGGTGCACGCGGTGTAGCAGAGTTAGTCGTGCAGAATGGACTGAACAACGCCCGGGAAGACATAAGGAGCAGCGTCTGCCGGCGGGCCAATCAGCTAACGCTATGAGTACAGCTAGATCACGGTGATGAATGCAATCACCCAGCAGAGAGTCTGCAGAAACGAAAGGCCAGCAAGACGCTTATCCATGAGTTCCAACCTGATTGAATGTATGAGGCTCTCACTGCTGGCCGGTGATTCAGCATAGACGAAAGTAATCAGTGCGCCACGGCCCTGACGTATGCCTGGCAAGCCCGCAGCGCGATCACGGCGTTATCCCCGTCGCCTGTGATGGCGATAATTCGTTGCGCATGCGCTGGGTCAAGTTGGGCTCGACGGGCTGCATGAACCACGCCGGCGGCGCCGGGGGCGGTAGGCACGTTGCAACCACTGGCTGAATCCTCGATGAGGACTGACAGCCGGACATCAGCAGTAGCAAGCTGGTCACGCAGGCGAGCCTGGTTGCGTTGAGCATCTGATAATTCCTTGGTGTGTTGTTGGTCTTGGATGGCGAGTTGCTGCTCGGTGACAAGGCGCCTGTCCTGCTCGGCCTTCTGCTGCCGCCAGGCCTCGTTGGTGATTGCGTCGAGCCGATCCTGGTGCGCGGCGCTCTGGGCCGATAGCTGCTCAGACAGTTGCTTGCCCATTCGCCAGTCCTGAACCTGCCAGGCAACGCCAGCGGCGACGGCCATCAGCGCCAGGATCAGCACCGCCAGTCCAGCCAGCTTCTGCGCCGGCGTCATGCCAGCGCCCGCCGCACGCCTTCGCCCAACACCGCATCAGGGTAGGCATAGCCTGCGTTCTCGTGATGGATGATCGCTTTGACGAAACCAGCCATCACCACCGACTGGGCAAGATCGATCTCTGCGCTAGGCCGGGTGCCGGTATTGGCTTCGACGGCGCGCACGTACGCTGCGGTGTCGTTCTCCACCGACGGCGCCCACCGGCTGATGATCGCCTTCACAGTCTTCAGGCCATGTTTGCGCTGGTAAGTCAGTAACAGCTTGCCCAGCGCGCGGATACCATTTTCGGGGGTGTCGAACCTGGCGAACCGCTTCTCTAGCGCGGCGTCGGGCTTCAGTTGGCCCTGCCACTGGTTGGCCGGGTTGTAGTCGATGTTGCCGGGGTTGTTATTGCGCACCCCACGGGCTTCAGTGTTCTGCATGGCTTTCTCCAGACGTAAAAAAACCCGCTCGGGGCGGGCTGTCATTCTTCTACGGCTGCCATTTCAGGCGGGCCTTGCTCAGCGCTCGGCATGTGCAGACGGACGTCGATCCAGCTATTCAGCGGTACATCTATCGGCGCGCCTCGGCCCGGCACCATCTCTCCGTCATCGGTGAGCGTCCAGCGCTGCTTGAACAGGCGGATGGTGACCGTGCCATCCTCTTCCTGGTGGCTGTCGGTGATACCCAGCATTCGGCCACCATCTGGGGAGCTTGGATCATGGGTCCGCCATCCTTCTAGCGCCAGACCAAGGCTTCCCGTCACCCGGTACTCCCCCAGGCCGAGGCGCTCAACGGTAACACCGCGCGCTTCCTCGTTGGCTACACCCCATTCACCAGCCGGCTCAAAGGACTGCTCGCCCAAGTCCTGACGTTCAGTGAGCGCGACGTTGGCAATTCTTAGGATCGGCGATGCCGCAGAAAGCGCGCCGCCTGAACCGCGAGTCGTGTTGCCGGTGTGATACACGCTGTACGTCGGGCCGAAAGTCCCGGAAGCTCCAGGCGTGGTGCGAAAGAGCAACGAACCGGTGCCTTGCGAAACGGGAATAAAGATTTGCGCCTCATATCCAACGTTGTACGGAATTCGAATCAGGGTTGAATAGCTCAGCCCAGACGAGGAACCGTTATTGAGAAATTTGTAGAAAGCGCCTTGTTGCCCGGGCTCGCCAGGTCTGTCCATTTGATAGGCGTCTGGGGCAACATTGGAGAACATCCCACTGAGAACGCCCGCCGGGATCAGATCGCCATTAGTAAGGCCAGAGTTTTTTGCAGACGCGGTACCAAGGTCCAAAGCAGCTTTCGCTGCAGCTTTGCTGGTAGTACCTAAGCCACCATTTGCAAATGGGACAACCGCCATACTGGAGACAGGGCCAAGCCCTGCGAGCGTGGCTCCCCACTGCTGAACCATCAGGTTGACCGCATCGGCCAGGGCCTTTGGGTAACCGTTTACAGGGACAATGCCATAGGACGCACCGGCGACGCTTGCTCCGCGATAGGCCGGTGAGATTGACACCGAGGTGTCGCTGGATGGGTTAATAACCTGATAGATGCCGTTATCCGGCCCGACAAACATATCGCCGGAGCGACAGTTAGAAAACTTTGTACCGATGCCAGTTACAACGGCATTGCCGTTATTGACTGTGACGGTTCCTTCTGAAAACCAAGAAGCCATGAGTCTCTCCTAATAATGCCGCACCGGGCGTTATATAAATTCTTTTTAAACCTTTAATTCGATTGCTTTCCGATCATTACGGGTATGCCAAGATAAATTGGTCCAGTAGTCCCAACCGTAACTGCAATAAGCTGCTTGCCGGGATAATCCCAAGTCAAATAGAGTGACCGCGAGGTGATGACGGAAGATTGGATTAGCGGCATATACATATTATTTATAAGTACATACTCACCCTCTTCAAGATAAAACGGCGCAACAAAATAAGATCTGGTAAGTCCTTGGGGATCATAATCGTACCCCGTATGCCGCCAAGTGTTTGTTGACCTCACAAAATGAGCGCTGGGCATTCCCGAGTCGAATATGGTGTTTTCAACCGGAAGAAGAAGTCTCATTCCATAGTCGCTAATAGGTGATGCGCCAAAACCAGCGGCAAACCATTTCCCAGCGGGCAGAACGCTGTATCTGTTGTACCAACCAACCCCAAAACCTGTCCAATTGCCTGGGGCTCCGTAGATAACAGGTAACATTCCAATTACCCCGTCGGCAGCGTTCGGGCGTATGAAAACAAACGGCTGCTCCTGGGTGTTGATAGGAGATGGAAAATTGACCTGCGCTGTATTATTCGCGCCGTTCGGCGCATAGGTTCCAGAGTAGATCGTGTTCAGCCTCGTATACTCAGAGTCTAAGATCACACGGCTATCTGAGCCGCCATTTTCAAACATTAATCCAAAGGACTCAGCCATCACTTAAACCTCACTACAACCAGTCTCATTTTCGTGTTGGTGTAGGAGGAATTTCCATACGGATCTCCTCTAATGGTTCTCCAGATTCTCGCCGCTCCATTGACTACCTCCGGCTCCAGCTGCCTGTCGAGATTCCTATTAATCGGCCCAAGAGGCATACAAAAAGCCTGCGAATTTTCCGGCGTCACTCCGGGGATTGATATGTCCCAGTATTTACCAGCCGGCGCGTTGCCTGGGTCAGCAACGCCGGTGTAAACGACGCGCATCGTGAAAGATTCGGGAGTAATCTGCGCAACGTTGCCGGGTGCCCATGTCCATAATCCGTAATCAGCCATTATTTAGTCTCCCTACCATTACTCGTCGGTAATCACTTGCGTCATATACGGATAGCCCGTCGTTAGTAAGTAGTGATGCACCACCAGTACCAGAACTACGCAGGGTGAATGTGCCCGCAGGAATGTTGATTTCCAGCAGTGGTCGGCCCTTCGAGTCGACGGCTGGAGAGCGCAGGACCATCCCGAGGACAATTTCCTGGATAATTGCCTTGCTGATGATCGCCGTGTTGAATACGGCTTGGCCATTCTCAATGACGAACATTGGAACGACCTTGCCGTCGATTTCGTTAACGACCGCCATCCGTTGAGCCATGATCAGAAACTCTGACTGCTCACCATTGGATCCGAATGCCATGCCCGTGGTGACCCTGCGACCGTCTACGATTGTCTGGGCCTTCAAGGTGACTTGAGCAGATACCCGTCCGTCGAGCCCCACCAGCGTCTGATTCACCTGCTGAACCGATGCGTTGGTCTGACCCAAACTTGCCTGGACCGTATCAGTTCGTTTGGCCTGAACGTCTATCGCAGTGGCCCTTACCAGCTCCTCCTGCTGGATAAGCCCTTTCGCGCTATCGATCCCGGCTTGCAAGGTAGTCAGACGCTCAGCGGTCGCTAGTTCGCGAGATGCTTCAACACGCATCTGTTGGGCGATACTTGCGACTGACTCATACGCTTTCATCGCCCCCGCCAGGTCGCCGGCGCCGTCATCGCCACGTACCGAAGCACGCAGTGATTCATTACTGGACGCCTGGGCCGTGACCCGCCCGTCCAAGTTGGTGACCTTCGTGTCGAGGCCATTAATGGCTTGGGCATTGCCGATTGTCTTTTGATCAACCGCAGACAGATCACTCTTGAGTTGGGTAATCTGCGCCGCGGACGTCTCACGGTTGGTGGCAACCACCTGCTCCAGCAACGTCAACGACGACTTGTTGTCACCGACCTGGGCACCCAGGGTCAGCAGTTGCTGAGCCAGCGCATCGGTCTCGGTTGCCCGGGTTTTACGCTCGACGGCGAGATCTGCCGTGGACGTCCATCCCTTGACTGCGTCGGCCAGATCGCCGGAACCGTCATCGCCACGCGCAGCAGAGCGCAAAGCCTCCACCGAGGTGGCGGTGGCCAACACCTTGCCGTCGATCTCTTCGATCTTGGTTTCAATGATCTGCACCTGGGATGCCAGCGCATTCGCTGTTTCCAGGATAGTGCCGATATCGGTCCAGTATTCCGCGTCGGGCGGTGCTGCCCCAACCGGCACCGGGCCTTTGCCTTGGTACAGATGCTGATCGAGACGGACAATGTCGCCCTTCTGATACGACTTGTCGGGATTGTAGGCGAGCGCGTCGTTCACCTGGTTGATCAGGTCCTCCAGTTCCTGCTTGGCTTCCTCAAGGCGTTCGTTTACAGAGCCTGGCCCGTTGCCGGTGATCAGCTCAATCTCTTCGCGCAAGCTCTGGTACAGGGCGCCCTTGCCGATCTTCTCGGCGTAGTACGCCTCATAGTCGCTCTGCTTGGTGCTGGCCTGGCCATTGATCGCGCCAGGCACCGGGAAGAACGGGCCGACGTTGCCGGTCCGGTCCACTAGGCGAGCCCAGAAGAACAGGCTCGCCCCAGCCAACAGGCTGTGCATCTCGTGCGATGCCTGCGGGTAGCTGAAGTCGCTGAGCTTAATCGCCGTAGTCAGGTCCGCCGATTGGCTGTACCAGAGTTCCGTCCGTTGGGTGTCCTCGGCACCCGGTGGGAAACCCCATTGAATGCCAATCCCATAGATCAGGCTGGTGGTGGTCAGGAACGACACAGCCGGCGGAAGGCCTACCTTGCCCTGCAAGTTGGTCAGAATTGAGCTTTTCCAGACCGACGAGATTTCGAACGCACTCACCGAACGCACGCGCGCCACGTATGCACCTGAATAGATGCCTGTGACGTCCACGCTCGTCGAGCCAGTGCGCTGCACCTTGATCCAGTTACCGCTGTCCTTGCGCCACTCGACGTCATACGCGACGGCGCCCGCGACGGCAGGCCATGAGATGTTCATGGTGCTGATGGCAATGCCCTGGTTGACCGCATAGCTCGACGTCAGCGTGACGCTGGCCGGCGCCGGTACCACGGTGATCGGGATAACGCTGATCGGCCGCTCTTCCAGGCGCGCACCGGTGTCGATGTGCGCAAACTTGCTCGGGTCGTACTGAACCGCCGATATCTCGAACACGCCAGGCTCTGGCCGTGCCACGCTCACCACGCGGTACAGCGGGATGGCCAGGTCATCAGCATCGAGCGCCCACACCAGCTCAGGTTCAGGCGTTACCGAGTAAGCCACCGTGACGGTTACCTGCCGGCCGCTGACCAGTTGCACCGTGCGGCCCTCGCACTTGCCGTCTGGCAGGTTCAGGATCAGTCGGTCGCCTGGCTTGGCCTGGGTGTCGCGGTCCAGCTTGATGACCTTGCCGTTCACCGCCGAGATGCGGCCACCCACCGGCCGACCGGCCAGCAGTTCGTCAGCGATCGGAATCACGTAGCCAGGCAACGGAATACGCCCGTCCAACCCCACCTTGAAGGTGACAGCCCGGTCTTTGGAGTTGGTCAGCAGCGCCCACTTGCCGCGACGCTGGGCCTCCGACTCACGGTCGCAACCGATCGCACTGATCTCCAGGGGATTGTCGCCGTAGCGGCGCTGCAGCTTCTGGTCCGTAACGGAGGTGACGTCGGTGTCATAGTTATTCAGCGGGTTGTCGTAGCTGACCAGCGCCCGTGTGTAACGGGTGCGCTCCGACGCGCTGGAGTAGGTGAACTTGCCGTCGATGACGTTCGCTCGCGTGTAGGCGAAGTCAAAGTCCGTGGCGCGCGGCATATCCGAAAGGGTGAATACCTGGCCCTGGGCCCAATAGGTCATACCCCGGTAAATTGCAGAGATGTCGCGCAGCAGCGACCAGGCATCAGCCTTGCTCTGCAGGTTCAGGTTGCAGATGAAGCGCGGCTCCTGGCCATCCTTCCCGTCCGGCACCAACTGGTCGCAGTACTGCGAGATGCGGTATAGCTCCCACTTATCGACCATCCACGGTTTGATGCGACGGCCGAGCCCGAAGCGGTCGTTCGTGGTGATGCCAAGCGTTGCCCACGTTGGGTTGTTGGTGTACGCCTGTTTGAAGGTGCCATCCCAAACACCGGTGTAGGTTCGGGAGGATGGGTCATAATTGCTCGGTACGGACCATTTGCGGCCCTTGCAACCGACCGTCACGGCCGGGATGCTGCGGAATTGCTCTGCTGAGAATTCGATGTAGAGCAGCGCTGTATTCGGGTAACGGATCTTCGCGTCAATCACCTCGGTGAAGCCGGCGATCTGCATCGTGTCCGAGATTTTATTATTGTTTTGGTTGATCGTCAGCCGCGTGATTCGCATCAGCCAACCGGTGGTGGCTTTGGGCAGGTCAATTCGGCGTGTGCGTTCGTAAACGCTGGTGGTCTTGCCGTCGACAGCTTCGCTCAGCACCTGCTGATAGGCACCACCATCGGTTGCCAGCTCGACCTTGTATTCGATCCGGTAGCCGTTGATGTTGCCGCCGGCATCCACGGACTGGAGGGCAGGCCAGGCGAAGCGCACTCGCACCGCCGAAAGCTGGGTGTTGCTGATCGCCCGAACCCACGGCGTGCCGCTGCGCAGCTCGGTACTGATGGTCGTTTCGTTCTCGACCGACGGGATGCCCTGGATATAGGTCTGGTCCACCGCCCCCGTGCGCCATTCCCACTTTACGTTCGGGAAGTTCATGTTGCCCTGGGGGTCTTGCAGCGGGGTGTTGTCGAGATAAATATCTTGCGCAGTGGGCGTGCCCTCGAACTCACCCTCGCCCACCGCTATCAGCATTTTGGCAATGGCGACCGAGCGCAGGCTGTCCGGTGCTTCCGTTGGCGTTTTCGGCTTCTCTTCGCCGCCCTTAGCGCCGTGGATATCAATCTTGCGTGCTGCGCCCATGCTTTCCTCCAGGCAATAAAAAACCGCGATAACGCGGCTTCGGTTAACCTCAAACTTTTCTGGCAAGGAGCCAATGTGATGAAGCTCAAAAATGCTTTGGTGCTGGTAGCAGCGATATCAGCTACAGGCTGTGGAACCGTTAACACTACCTTCCGAGACGACACCGTCGCGAGCAATAAGCTGGCTCGTTGGAGTTCGAGCTGCGATTCGGTACCGAGAATTTATAGCGGTGCCGTTTTTGATTACTGCACACTCGATGCAGCGCCACGTCAGAGCACCGGCTTTGATGGATACCCGTCTGCGTCATTAGTTTTGCTGGATATGGGGCTGTCTGGAATTGCAGATACCCTCCTTTTGCCCTACACAATTTATCTACAGAGCAAGCACGGAGACATAAAAAAGGCGCGATTCGAATAGTCGCACGCGCACAACCTTCAGATTACCGGCACCTTGCTTCGGTTATTGCTACATCTGATCTTCGGCGTAAATAGCGGCGCTGATGATTGCCCCGCCCCAGCGGCGCTCACCGATGCAAAGCGGTACCGGGTTGCCCGACGCCGTGGTGTTCTTGGCGCTGCCGAAGGCGTAGCCAGGGGTGTTCTCGGGTGCGGCGCTGGTTTTGAGCCCGGCCGCCTGGGGGCTGAGCATTTGGATGACACCTCCGGCAACAAGGCCAATGCCCGCGCCTATGAGTGGAGTGCCGAAAGGCGTTGCAGAGAAAATAACACCCACAACAATCAAGATCGCACCGACGATGGTTTGAAGGATACCGCCGCGCTTGCTGCCTACGACCACCGGCGCGATGCGGATGTCTCCGGCACCGTTGTAGCTCAGCTCCTTCTCCCCGATATTGCGCTTATCGCGAAACACCGCGAACTCAAGGCCGCGCGACTTGGCATTCGAAAGAAACCGCTCGAATCCAGGGATCTGCACACATAGTGCTTTGATCGCCTCCGCCGGCGATTTCACCGCGAGCCTGAAGGACTTTCCGAACTGTCGGAGTTGCCCGTGTAGGCGAATCGTCGTCATGGGTTTGTAGTTGATCGCTGATGCCTGCATCACTTTCTCCGGGGCAATAAAAAACCGCCCGGAGGCGGCTTCAAGGATTTCTTGATTCAGTTGTAATCGACATAGGGTCCTATGTAGAACCCAGCCATGTCGCCGCTGATACGGTACAGGCTTTCCTTGCCTGGCTGCACCGTTGCTGCGATGGTTCGAATTGCAGCGCCTGCGCACAAGCCAGAGCCAGCCAGGCCTGCGCCGAGATTGGGCGACCCCGGCGGAAGGTAGAATGTAGCCCGCTGACCAGTCCCGATTTTTGCAGCCCTGCGGCCGTCGACATAAACAACGATGTCGCAGCCAGAACCGATCGCGCCGGAGTCGCGCACCACGGTGATTTTTCCGCTTTTGCCAGCTGGTTTAGTCTGGAAGGCATAGACCTCGTCCGACGGGACCGGCTTTGCATCCCGCACCGTGATCGCCGATGAGGCACACCCCGCCAGCATCGCCACCGCTACCGCCGCTATCAAAATCCGCATGATCACCCCTGAATATTTGACCCGCTAAAATTGAAAAACTTGAACGAGATCTTCCCGCCACTCAGATCTCTGATTTCATACCGAATTCTGTCGAGGCCATCATATACACGGGAGGCCTCAAGATGCATGAACTGGGTCAGGCCGCCACCGAATCCGTTCAACTCAAGAGCGCTGACATCATGAAAAATTAGTGACACCGCATCCAAACCTGACTCATTGGCAGACAGCATCAACTCCAAATCGTATTTGAAGTCGTTGAATTTGATGTCGATGGACATAACACAATCATGCTCGCGCAACAGATCGTTTAAGCGATCAAGCCTATCCATGTATCAACCCATCCGGGACAAATTTCGGTGCCACGTCCATGTCGTTCCCTCATTGGTTTGGCGGGACTGTAGCACTGCGGGCCAAATGCAAAAAGCCCAGCACGTGGCTGGGCTTTGTTCCTCAAAAAACTCAGTTGCCCTTCATGGCATCTGTCGTTGCTTTGATTATCTCTTTAGCGGCTTCCACGCTAATAGGAAGCGGCGCCTGAATATCATCCTGCTCAGATTTTGGTCTATGGTGGAAATAGCGAAGCAACGCTATGAGAAGCAGCGTTGGCACAGTTGAGAGAGACACGATAATCGGAATATCGCCTGTGCTGTGAGGTCGGACGGCGCTGAAGAAATACCAAGCGCCGGCCGAAACTCGAATATTCCCCAAAAACACAAAACCTAGAAGAGAGACGTAAAACAGGATGATCAATCCGACAGTTACATTGGTTAGCCTCTTCTCCCACCTGAACCGCCAAGACTCTCTTCTGAGATAATCACTGATCAGTCCAGGATTATCTGCCTCGCCTCCTGCAAGGTCATCGCTAGTGTCAATCATAAAAGCCCAATTGCCTTAAGCCTAAACTCCATAGCGGCTGTTGACACACCAAATGCACCGGCCAGCTTGGCGATATCGGTGACTCTCTGCTCAAGAACCATGTGCTTAACTAGCGCTGCAGGCATCAGCAGGGCCGCGGCAAAGCGGTTTGCTGCGACCTCTTTGGGGTCTCTTGACCTCGCGCTAAATTGCTCAGAGGTGTCTCGAGGCGCATCTAGATCGCCATGCACGTGGTGTCCCACTTCATGCGCAATAGTAAATCGCTGGCGAACCGGCGCATCGATAAAGTTGTACGTAATCAGTGGGCGACCATTGCGAAACGAGTAGTGACCGCTCTCAGATGGCTTCCATGTCTGCGGGTCGAATGGTGTCAGCGCCTTGACCTCAATACCCATCGCTTCTGCGATAGCTTTTGGGTTTACAGGTAAGCGCCCATCCCAGTGGGCACGCAGGACGTCGTCTGCAGTTCTGTATTCCATACGCCCTCCTTATTTGGCTAGACAGCAACTTCGCTGGATCAAAATGAGGCGGGATATTGCACAAGTCAAGAGCTTTCGTCAAATATTAGTTGACAGCCCCTCAAACACTCGTTCCCAGCTACAAATAACCACAACTGTACATTTATACAGGTTTTCGAATTGCATGGCCAGGCATCCAGCGTGGATGGAATGCCAGTAACCGAGCAGATGCTTAGCGTAGTAGCGTTGTGCCTCTCTTGCCCCCACAGAAAGGAATCACTATGGCGCTATTCACAGAAGAATCGTTGCAATACCTCGAGAAAACAACACCCACCTTGCTCGGTAGCGCACCTTGGAATTCGTTGTTCGGCCCGGCTGAGAAGGTGCTTGTTTCCGGCATATATCGGTGTGAGGGCTGTGGTGACGAGATTACTTCAAACAAAGGCGATCCATTTCCCCCTCAGAATACGCACCAGCACCCTGGCGTTTTCGACAGCAAAGTCCAATGGCGTTTGATTGTCGAAACTCAAACGAAAGGCTAAAGGATTCCCCAGTCCTACGCCTGCAGGCCCAAGGACTGGGATAGTGCCAATTTCGGCGCGTTTATGACCTGGAGGTCAATGTGAGCAACGACGACTACGCACAAAGCAAAAAGGACTGGATATATACATGGGGCGTAGTGCGTGACGAACCCAATATTATGGTAGGAGCTTTCCCGACCAAAGCTGCCGCAGAAGCCAGAGCGCAGACCATGGGAGAGGGTTACAAGGTCAGCTACATGTTCCATCTGCCTGGCACTGATGAATTCATCAGAGAGGACGACCCACACAGCTGATCTTTCAAGGTCAGATCGCCGTAAATGTGATCTGACCAACCTCTGTGAGTAGCGCAGCCCTCAACCCAGGCTTACCCGTGTACTGCCGACGGTAAACGCTTTCACCAGGGCCCACCTTTCCAGAAAGCGTGACGCTATCGATTTCGAGCGCTTCATCCAAGATGGAAACCACCGCTTCGGCACCGCTTACCCCTTCACTGGAATTGGTAAATAGATTTCGAATAGTCAGTTCGTAGTTTTGACTGCCTTGCATATCTCACCCCTGCGGACATGCCGCGTCATGTTGGTTGTTTCGCATCTTTGTGCCTGAGGATCAGACGGGTCCGGTCATGCCAAGGCCCGCCGTAGATGATGATCTCGGACGGCCTACCGTAAAGGTGGTGCAGCAGGAATGGACCAGGGCCGAAGGCGCCCGACTCTTCGCCGGGTAACGCCGGATCAGTGCCCAGGTAGATCCCGGCATGGTTCGGGTGAACTGTCCGCCCGACGTGCATGACGATCATGTCGCCACGCTGGGGTCGGTCGACACGAACAAAGCCGGCGGCCTCGTAGTGCTGCTCGTACAAGCTGGCGTTCTCTGCACTCTCCCACCAACCATCGGTGCGCTGGAATGCTTCGAACTCAAGGCCCCACTCACGTTGATACCAGTCAGCGCAGACCTGCCAGCAGTCCCAGGCGCCGTGCACGAACGGGCGCTTGAGCAGCGGCGTGCTGCCGGTCGGCGTGATCGTTCGCAGGTCGCCCTCGGGCCAACTTAGGATGTGCCAGGGCAAGGCGGTTGCCTCGCACATGGCCAGGTCATGCGGTGACGGCCTGCTGGTGGCGTCCGGGTGGGAGTGAACGATGCCGATAACTTCACCTACGTCTTCAGCCGCAGCATAATCCTCCGGATCAAGCCGAAACTCTTCGTTCGGCTCCGTGGCGATGTTCCTGCATGGAAAGTACTTCTGCGCGCGGCCGACGGCCAGCAACAGGCCGCAGCATTCTTTCGGATACTGAGCCACCGCGTGCGCCTGGATGGCCGCAATGATGTGCTTGCGCATGGTCAGCTCCTCGCTATCAAGCTGACGGCGGGGAATCCGCCGTGGGAGAGCTCGTTGTCTTCACCAAAACGCACCTTGCATGAAGACAAGCAGCCCTTGCACTGGTCCAGAGCTGGGTCGTCCGTTGGGTTGTCCTCGTCGTCGAACATGGCAGCGCCGGTATAGTTACAATCAGGGCCTCTGTATCCACCTGACATGGCCCAGTGGCAGAACGTGGTCATCTGCCGACCGGGAAGTCCGTGGTTGTCGATCTCGCCAGGTGAAGAGAGCTCCCAGACAACAGCCTCCCCGTCTTCGCTGGTTTTCTGGTCGATGTACCAGATTTCCAGCGCTTCCTGGGTCGGGTCAGCAGTCGGGTTGCCCTCGGGGAAGTTCACTGCATCCAAGTACTTGGCCATCGTCTCGCGAACTGTCAGCTTGAACTTCAGCAGGTCCTCGAAAGCCAGGCACAGCGCCGTGACGCGCCCATTGATATTGCCCGCAGCGAAAGTTGGCCGGGAGGCGGTCCCGTCGCTGCTCGATGAGATGCCATCGATCTGCACAGGCCAGGCTGCGTACTCGGCGCCCTGCCACCAAATAGACTTGGCGGGCAGGTCCGCTTCCGAATGCTCGTAGGCCAGTAGCTCCTCGGGCGTGTACGGGATTGCGTGACCGTGGAAGCGCAGGTAATCGGCGCCGTATTCGGTCCCGTCGATTTCGAACAGGCGAATCTCGCCGCCGGGCTCCAGTTTCTGGATGTCCGTGATCAGTGCCATGTGCGGTTACTCAGGGATGAAAGGTTTGCTGGAAGGTCGCGGTGATGGCGTAGACCTGGCCGCCTCTGTGGACTGGCTTGTAGCCGTTGCACTTGTAAAGGCCGAGTTCGCCGAGCGGCGGCTCCCAGAGGAAGCCATTCGCCCCTTTGTGCCGATCGAGGAAAGCCATGATGTCCTTGATGCGCGGCTTCAGACCGGTAAACGTCACCGGCCACGATTGCGATCGGTTGTTCAATCCATCCTCGACCGACTGCTCATATCCATCGCCGAACTGCTTGGAGCGAACGCGTTGGGTAATATTCCCTTCCGCGCCCTTCTCCGTGGCCCAGGTAAATCGTTCGATAGCCATCATCGCCCCTTGATTGCCTTGTTGATGACGCCGCCTTGGCGCATGTCCTTGGAGCGCAGCTCCTGATATTTCTGCTCCACGAACGTCGCCAGCTCCTTGCCGAACAGGTCATAGCCAGGCGCGTCAGCGGTGGACGACGCGTTTCCGTCGCCATCGATATGCACCTCGACATTGATCTGCGTTGCGCCAGCACCACCGCCGCCCATCGCCATCACCCCCAACTTACCGCTGGAAGTCCGGGTCAACGGCATGATCGCCTCTTCCCCCGCCTCGCCCATGACACCGGTTTTGCCGTTGGCCATGCCGAACGCCGTGGGCTTGCTCACGATTGAGTTAGTAAAAGCGCCGCCGTCGGCGAACATCTGCACGCCGCCCGACCAAGCACCACCCTTCGCTTGCGGGAAATACGTGCTCGAGTAGCCGGCCGAGGACGCGCCCAAGTTCGAGGACGTTGCCCCGGCAGATCCCGCTGCCAGCCCATTGCCGCCGCCAGCAGCGCTGCCGCCGAAGTAGCTCGCTGCAGCGCCCACCAGACTACCCAGCAATGCCGAGCTGGCCTGGCGGGTAGCAATGCGCGCCATGTCGGCCAGGATCGATTTGGCGAAGTCCGAGAACGACGCCTTGCCGGTCATGGCAAAGTTGACGATAGAGTCCTCCATGGAGCTGAAGGCGTTCCCGAACAGGCTCTTGGTCTGGCCGGCGATATCCTTCGCCGAGTCCAGATAGTTTTCCCATGCGGCGGTTGCGCCCTTCGTCCAGTCGCCCTGGGCATTCTCCACATCAGCGTAGTTCTGCCGGATCTGGTCAGTTGCGGCCTTGTTCGCGTCTGCGAGCGCTTGTGATTTCCGCTTGAACTCTTCCTCCGACATGTTTCGCGACGGGTCGGAGCGCTGGTTTTCCAACTCAAGTGACTGTTGAGCAAACCTGTCTTGCTGGCTGTTCAACTGCCCGCTCAGTGCGTTCTGTCGGTCACCCTGGCCGACGCCGAGCACTGCGCGCTGGCCTGCCAGTTCCAACGCCCGCTGCTGCTGCCCGAGCGCCTGTACGTAGGAACTGATCGAACGCTCTTGCTTAGCAAGGCGCCCGGTCTCGTTGGAGGCGAGCACTTCAAGCTGGCTGTCCGCGTCCTTCTGCGCCTTGACCATGCCAGCACGCGCGTCGGCGATCTTCTGGTCGAGCTGGATGCTTTGCGCGGCTGATGTGGTCTTCTTGACTTTGGCGGCTTCCAGCGCGGCAATCTCCGCCTCGTAAGCCGCCGTGGTCTGGTCGAGCTGGTTGCCGATCAGCGCCTGGCGTCGAAGCAGATAGTCTTCCTCGGACAGCAGCCCTGCCTTTTGAGCCGCCTCCAGTTCCTTCTGGTAGTTTTTGTAGGTGTCGGTGATTGCGGCCAATTCGTTCTTGGCGTCATTGAAAGCAGTCAGGTCGACCTGTGTACCGGCGGCCTTGGGATCCTTGAACTTGGCGTTGATGTTGGAGATGTTTTTATCGACAACGTCCTGCTGGAGACGGGGATCGTTTGGCGCAACCTTCCGGATATCCGCGAGTTGCTGCTTATAGTCTTCAATCTCCTTCGTCCGCTTTTGCTCATTGGTCAACGACGACTTGGTCAGCGCATCAACCTTCGTCATTGCCGTGACAGCCGCTCCCTGGGCCTTGGCCTGCTCGCCCTCCCACTTGGCGATGTCTGCCTGAGCTGCCTTTTCGTCCTCCAGCATGTTCAGGCGGTTTTGCCTGAACTCAATCAAAGCGTCCTTTGACTTTTGGCTTTGGAACAGGCCATCCATGCCCTGAGCTTCAGCCAGGCCAGCGCGAGCATTCTCGATGTCCGAGTTGATGTCGCGGCGGCCGGCGTTTTTCAGGCCGTCCGCAGCTTGGGCGACAGCGTTATATGCCTTCTCCCAGAAGCTCAGATTCTCCAGAATCTTTGGAGTGCGCTCGTTGATGGCGTCGGCGTAGGACTCGGTCGCAAGCTTCACGGCCCCCGCGTGGTCGCCCTGCTCTTCCAGTGCGGCGATCTGCGAGTAAACCGAAGCAGTGAGGTAGTGATACTGCTCATTCAGCGCTGCCGAGGCCTGAACTGGGTCATCGGCGAGCTTCACAAACTCGGCAACCGTCTCGCCCACCGCTTTGCCCGTGGCTTCCTGCATCGACACTGCGGCCTGGGTGATGCCAGTAAAGCTTTCGCCGGCGATCTTGCCATTGTCTGCCAGCAGCGCTAAGACTGCGGCCGCCTGGCCAGTGGTGCCTACGATAGCGCTGACCTGCCGCGCCATGTCGCCCAGCTGCCCAGCACTCACGCCGGCATAGTTGCCAGTAAGGATCAGTGACTTGTTGTAGCGGTCCTGCTCTTCGCTGCCCTTGTAGTAGGCGACGGCCAAGCCTCCCACGGCGGCGGTGGCCAGGGCCAGCGGCGCCAGGATGGTGAGCAGACCAGCCGCACCAGCGCCAGCGCCAGCGCCCAACTGCGCTACGGCACGAACGCCGCTTCCCCAGTCACCAGAGGAAAGCGCGTTACCCAACTGCACAACGTTTTCCTGAGCCTGGCGGGTACCGAGGCGCAGCTTGTCGAAACCAGTGGCGGTTTTTTCGAGCTTTGCGTAGTCCTTGTCGATCTTACCCAGCGCGTTGTTGTACTGGTCCTGGCTGATTCGGCCCTCGTCGAGGTGCTTGCCGAGCTGCTCGACTTGGTTGTCCAGCTTTGCCAGCGCCGCGCGGGCCGGGTCAATCGCACCCAGCAGGCTGTTCAAGGCCTTCTGCTCATCCATAGCAGACTTGGCCAAGGCCACCTGCTGCTTGTCGAGCTGTGCCGAGATCTTCGCCGCCTCGGCCTCGCCATAGGCACCAGTCTTGGTCAGCTTGGCGAGAGCATCACGCTGCTTTGCAAGGTCCTGGGTGGTTTTGGCGCTGGTGGACAGCGACTTTTCCAGGGCCTGCATTTCGTTCATCAGCGAAACGGCGGACTGCTCGGCCCGGCCGCCAGCCTTCGCCATTTCATCCAGGCTCGTTTTCGCCTGGATTGCATCGGCCGAGTCGATCTTGACGCCGAGTTCTGCAATGTTCATCGACTCACCTTGAATAAGTGCCCGTGGTTACGGGCTGTTTTCCCTTTCCTCCGCCATAACGCGCAGGGCTTCGCCTTCCAGGACCTGAAGGTCAGGGAAGATGTCAGCGAGTTTCTTTTTCTTGATGCCGAGAAAACCGGCCACGTCGCGGATGCTGCTGTAGTCGAGGCCAATCGCGCCGCCGGCGCCTGCTCGCCACTGGGTGGACATCCGGTTGAATAGGAGGAAGGCAGACCAGAGGCACGGCCAAACCTCGAACTCTTCTTCCATGTCCTCTGCGTCCCAGCCGAAAGCCGCGATCTGCTCGGCATCCGGGGGGGGCTCATACAGGGCGCGGGCGGCGCGGATCAGTTTCCCGTGCGAGCCTTGGCGAAAGCTGCCTGGTACGCATCCACGACGGCCTCGGTCGTCCCATGACACGAAGTCACCAAAGCCTTGATGCTCTCGTCATCGAACTTGTCGTCGAACTCCCAGCCAACGACCAGATCCTTGATCTGCTGCATCTGGTTTTCGGTATCCACGGCAATAATTTCCGATACCGTCGGCTTTTCACCAAAGCGCTCTTGGCCGTCCTTGCGCCGCTGATTCCACTCATCGAACAGGGCTGCCAATTCGATACGGTTTCGATACTTGAACGTGAATTCAACCTTCACTGGCTCCTGGCCAACCACGGGGATCATCACCGCACCCAGAAACGTCGGCGCCTGGGCAATCTTGAATTTCGCCATGATTAAGCTCCGCCGCCTGCAGCAACAGGCGCGCGATACGCAGTGATTTCCGCGTTGATGGTGAACCCGAAGGAGACAGCAGCGCCTTCGTTACGAACCAGCGTCGGCGTCTTGTTGAACGATGCGTAGCCAGCGTAGTAGATCGTTTTGCCGTTGGGCAGCGACATACGCAGGATGCGGACTTCCTTCTCGCGGTCAGCCTTATCGAGCTCTTCGTACCAAGCCAGGCTGTCATCGTCAGCCAATTGGAAGGCGAAAGCCTGTGCGTTTTTGGTGGTTGGGATCTGCTTGTCGCGACGAGCCTCGAGCGGCGCATAAGTCCAGTACTGCTGCTCGCCACCGGACATGGAGTTGCCGATCACTTGGTTGACGGCTACCCAGCCGGTAACTTTCTTGGCGGTGCCGCCGCTGATCCCGTCCGGGAAGAAAGCAACATTGGATGTGTCGATGCCCTCTAGGGTAAATGCGCCGGCGGCGGCGTTGGATACACGCACGGCGCGCTCGTTGATGTCCTCCCAGCCGGAGGTGACGAGCAGAATATCGCCATTGGCAAAACCGTTCGCCGCGCTGGTAGCGACACCCGGGTTCGCGTTACTGATTGAAGAAATCAGCTTGGCGGCAGCGAATCCGCTGGAAATCGAAAGTGTTGCCCCGTTGGGGAAATAAACAGACATGGGTTTTCCTCTGTGCAGAAATGACAAAACCCGCTCAATGGCGGGTTCCGGAGTTGCCCAACGGGCGAATTTGTTTGGTGCTATTCAAGTTCCATATTGCTGCGAACCTCGTCTAGAGGGATTCCAGACTTTGAACCGACGACGACGCCGGTGAGCCCGCAAATGGGGCAGCAAGCATGCCGATCCTCGTACCACTTGATGATCTCTTCAGGTTTCAGCCATGCGCCGCAGCCAGTACAAAGGCACCTGTCGCTCTCGCTAATTTCATCACGATTCCGATAGCAGTGGTCATCTACCAACTCGCTCAAATACTGAAGACGTTGCTTCCTATTTTCTTCCATCACGGGTCCGCCCTACCAATCTGTGATGGGATTGTACTCTAGGGGCTCAGTAGGTTTCGGCGCGGTATTGGAAGGACACCGGCAGGGTGAAGGCTGTGTCCTCAGTCTGCTCGGGGCCTGGCTCAACAGGAGTCATTATCAAAGCCGTTAGCTCGTCACGGATTAGACGATCGTTCAACGGGTACAGCGCGGCAAGTTCATCGGCGATCGTCTCGGCACCGCCAGGACCATTGCCTGTCGGCGTTACGATGGTGATTTGAAATAGACCAGTGTAGAGCCGATGCTCGCCGGCCAAGTCGTTGCTGTCGGTTCCGGCTGGTAGAAGAAACGCCCTGAGGTACGTTTCGCCGCTGTTCGGGGTGAATGGCACGTTCTGGTAGGCGATGCGCAACGCAGGCATTCGGGCGGATGCCCAGGCCTTCAGGCGCGATTCCAGCAAAGCGCGGATTAACTTGTGGCTCATACCTGATTGTTCCTGATGGCCTCCAGCACGATCTGCTGGAAGCGAGCCACGGTTACCCGGACCATACCGCCGGGAGCCTGGGTGGAATGACCGAACTCCAGCGGGATCGCGTAGGGCAAATTGTTGATGATGTAGGCCATCTGGCCGGCGGTGAAGTCGCTCATTGCGGCCACCAGTGCGGCAGTGGTTTCGACGCCGCTTGGGTCCACCTCGTCAAATATGACGCTCTCTACCACACCGAGCGATATGTGCCAGTTCGCTCGGAACCGGCCGCCGACGTAGCCCTCAGGCGCTCTGACGTCCATGCCGTCGTTGAGCTTGCGGCCTTTCTTAAGCCTGCCGCCCTTAGTTAGATTGGCCGAATCACTGCGCAGCGCGCTGTTGTGGTCGTCGACCGCCTTGTTGTACTGGGTCGCCACAGCGTTCTGCGCCCAGATCTCCGGGTTACCCACGGGTGACATCCGGATCAGGCTGCTGCCGACCTCGATGATGATTTCGCGCACACTTGCGTCAATGGCTTCGCTGGTCTGGGCGGCGAACTCGGCCAGGCTCAGGGCGAAGCTGCCGGATTGTCCGGCGCCTGCGCGGCTCACGACCGTACCTGCAGCTCGTACAGGATCGGTGTGCCGGCGGGGTTGATCTCTTTCAGAGGAGGTACGATTGACCAGGTCCGGCCCTGGGCCACTACTTTGTCGAGCAGACCCGGTACCCAGGCCAATCCCTGCGCGGCGATCTTGAGCTTCTTGTCGCCCTGCTTGATGAGGCTGTTGTTCTGAAATTCTTGGCCGGTGAAGTCGAGCAGGATGCCCTGAGCAATCTGCTCGACAGTTGCCCCCGGCGCTTCGCCTCCCGTCTCCGGGTCGTACTCGCCCTGCTCCGTCTTGCTGATGTTCACGGGCTGGCCGAACTCTGTGATCATCTCCAGAGCCATCACGGCCATTTCGTCGTAAAAGGCCATGGTGGCTCCAGGAATGAAAAACCCAGCGCGATGGCTGGGCTTGGGTAGCAAATAACAAGCTAAGTGATTGAAACCACCTTAGCGTCAAACTCCGAATCCTCTGTCTCAAAAAGAGATCCGTCACGTCGAACATCCAACGTTTCTACAGAAGACACATTCACGCGCCAGTGGTAGCAGTAGTCGTGCACTACAACTACCTCAAGGTCCTGGGGCATAGCTTTCAGCAGCTCTATTAGCTCAGACACTTTCATTCAGCAGCCTCTTTAGCGGCAAAGCGCGCCCAAAAATAAAGATGCCGAATTATGCCCGAACAGCGAACAGTCCGCGCTTCTGTAGGTAGTCGGCAAACTGAGTTGCGCTCGGCCGGTCCGGTGCAGCAGGCAATAGCCGATTGCTTGTATTGGAGATCGTCGCGTACTCGCGAGTGACCGCGCCCTCGATGCGCTCAAGTGTCACAGCACCCTTGCGCTTGTCGATTGGGTCGATGTCGTCCTGATGTATCTCGGCGGCCAGCGCCATCTGCCCGTACTGAATGCGCGCGGGCAAGTAGTTGTTCGGCTTGATCTCGTGATCCAGCAGCACTTCTCGGCGCGGCCAGGACAGGGCCTGATCGCTATTCGACTTGCGACCCTTCCAGGTCATGCCATCCATCACCAAGGCGGCCCGGCGCAGCAACGCCTCTTGCGCGGGAGCGCCCGCCGGGATGACCGTGCCGAATTTCACGGCATACAGGGCCAGGTCCTCGGCGCTCGCGTAGCTTTCGGCGTCAGGCTTGCCGGTACCGTCCTCGATGATGAGCATGATTACTCCTTGATTTCGTTCAGGCGGTCAGCCTCGGCCTTCGCTTCATCGGCAGTGCCGACGAACTCGCCGAATCGTACACCGTCGCGGGTGATGATGATCCACTGGTCGTTCGATTCCAGCTTCGGAATGTAGACCGGCTCATCCTTCGTGCCATCCTTGAGGGTCCCGTTGGTGCCACCGGTCAGCACGTTTTTACCGGTCTTTTCCTTACCAGCGGCCACTTTGTCCTTCGCGGTCTTTTCCTTACCGGCGGCGGACGTAACCGGAGTTTTGCGGGTCTGCACCTCGACCTCAATCTGGGCAGCGTCATACGCGGCTTTGATCTCAGGGTAATCGCCCACGATAACGACCTTGGTCACACCACGCTCCACCGCACGAAACAGATCAGGATTGCGGTAGCGCTTGTTCGGGTCGAAATCGCCCAGTTGGTTGCTGTAAATGAGTTCCATGATTCTCTCCATGGCGGCCATTGCTGGCCGCGTCTTGGGGTGGGTATCAGCCGGCGGCAGGCGGCGTGGTGGTCAGGGTGATCATCACGCCGGCGGTGACCTTGTTGCTGTCCGAGTGCTTGACCCAGTTGGCAGCCGAACCAACAGCGGCCAGGGTTGGGTTGGCACCGCCAGTGGTTTCCTTCCAGCTGTAGCCCAGCACGTCGATGTTTACTGTGCCTTCTGCGCGGTAACCAATACCGAGGTTTTCCTCGTCGTTCACCTCGTAGGACCGGAAGCCCGGAGCCTGGGATTCAGTAATCACGACAGCATTCGGCAACAGACCGAAAATCACGTCAGCCGGTGCGGTGTCGGTCACCAGCACTGGCTTGCCCAGCGTGCCAGGCAGACCGCCGTAGATGACGACGCCAGCCTCCTCGTAGACCTTGTTCGCGATCGCTTCGTCCACGATGTCAAAATAGGCGGACGAGTGCATTACCCACAGGGCGATGCGTCCGAACTTGTCGCCGAATTTGCGCATGCCACGGGTCAGGGTTTTCTTGCCGTCGGTCTCGATGTTGGCCGAGACCACCATGCCTGCGTTGGAGCCGATCGCGGCACGCAGCGCGGCGGTGGCGTAGTGGATGAAGCCCTCCAGGGTAGCGTCGGCCACATCAACGCCGATGATTTGGGAGAATTCATCAACTGGACGGCCGCGACGCTTGAACGCTTCTTCGGTGGTCTGGTACGGGCCGTATTTCCACGGTGCCTTCACACCAACAGCTTCACCGGCGCCGATCTTCTTCGAAACCACTTTGGCTTCGGAGTTTACGTCGCGGTGATCCAGCCCGCCGCCGAGCTTGTAGAACGCTCGCTTGCGGAAATCGCCTTCGATCATTTCGTTGTCGAGGACGATGGCGCCGTTGGAGGATGCGTTGAACACATCCAAGTTGTCCTGGACGCGCTCCAGGTATGCGGTTTGCGCCTCATCGTTGTAGATGATCAGGTCGCTGTTGACGGTTGTCGCCATGGGTGTTTCCCCTTACTTGGGCAATTGCAGATATGCGGTTTGGCCGTGCTTGCGCTGGTAGTCGCGCTTCTGCTCGGAGGTCATTTCGGAGCGCTTGAATGCAGCCTGGCCGCCACCCCCGCCCGGGGCTTGTGTCCCTGAAGCCCTTGGCCACAGGTGAGGTGCGCTTTCACGCAGGGATTCCGCCCATTCGAGCGGGGTCAGAGGGGTCTTGCCGTCTTTGCCGAGGATGGTCTGGCCGGACTCATCCACAGCGACCGCTTCGCCGTCTTCGTTCAGGGTGAACACGCCTTTGGCGCGCAGGATGATGTCGTCCGTAGCTTCAGGAATCGCGCCAGCCTTCAATGCAGCGCTGCGCACCGCGTCGCCCAGGACTTTGCCTTGGAACTTGGCGGCGAAGGACTCGGCCTTCTCTGCGCGCGCGCTGACGGTCTTCAACTGCTTGTCATATTCGCCACGCAAGCGCTCGGTGCGCTTGTTGAATACCTCGTCCACCTTGCCCTCTGTCAGAAGCTTGGTTTCTTCGTCTTGGCCTGCACGACTGAGCAACCCTTTCACGGCATCAATGTCGATGCCTTCGAATTGGGTTTCAAACTGGGTCAGCTTGCCGGAGGTTTCCTTCAGCTTGCCCAGCAGTTCCGAGTTCTTGGTTTTCAAGCCGGAAACGGATGCTTCAACGGCAGTCGCGATAGCGGCCTTGATTGCCGGGTTTTCCAGGTCGATTTCGTTTTCTTCTGCCACGTGATGCACCCCTTGGGTATGTTTTGCCCACTTCGCAGGCAATAAAAAACCCGCCTTAGCGGGTTCGTTTTCAGATACAGGTCGTTAAGATCAGTCGGCCTGATTACGATCTAATGAGCAATTCACGGTAAAGGAACCCGCATGACTAACAGACATCCACCCTCGCCAAGCTCAAAAAGCCGCATTCCCGAGGCGATATTCGCAGCTTGCATTGCCGCACTGGCGGCGATTTTTGTCGCGTTTCTGACATGGTATTCCGCAGAGCGAGCTTTGCGCCTATCCACCACAGAAAGCTGCATCAGGAAAATCGATCAACGAGAGGATGACCTTAGGGACAAAACCGGCAATTTCCTGGCTCTGTATGCTGAGTGGCTTACGACTTCTGAGAATCCAAATTTCAATATCAATGACTACTACCAATCCGGCGGGAAGGCAATTGCCGCCGCTCAGGAACTTTCCGTTAATGCGCCTCTTCGATTCGGATTGGCTGCGGTTATGGCGGGTGACTCCATAAGGCAGCGCATGACCGCCAAAACCGAAGAAGAAAAAACGGCCGTATTGAAAGAGCTCAAAAATCCCAACTATGATCTCTTTAAGTTTTTCTTTGATGAGCTCAATACCTTTGAAGAACAACGAGTAGCGTGCAATTCGCAAAGTTAGGTGATACCGGACTTCTCAAACGCCAGCGGCTCTAATCTCTTCATCTGCGCCAGGGTCAGCGGAGCGAAGTTGCGGTCAAGCTGCAACTCAGTGAAGCGCTCGACGGTCAACCCGCCCTCCCGGAACAGCTTGGCCCGTACAGGTCCGATAGCCACGTCCTGGAACGATGCCGGCTGCTGCTGGAGCCAGTGGTAGTAATCGAGGTCAGCGTTGACCTGCTGTCCGCCATTGGCACCAACAGAAGCCCGCGTAGCGCCTTTGGCAAACATCGCGCTGAGCTTGGTCAGTAGGATGAAGGTGGTACGGCAATTCGGGTGAAACGGCGGCCGGGGGCCGGACTCCACGGGAAACTTGCGCTTATCCATCGAGCGGCATTGCTGGCTGGTCTTGCTGTCCAGCGTCGCCACCATTTGGATCTCTTCGACGATATCCGTGTTGGCCTTGGCCACCTCCATGCGCGCCTGAGACGAAACATGCTGAATCGCGGTATGTACGACCGTGCTGGCATTGCGGCTGGTGGTAGCAAGCATCCCGTCCTTGTACCCCGCCGCCTTGGTGCCGCGGATGTTGCGAATGATCTGGAAGTTCGTCTGCCCTTCGAAGAACCCCTGCCGGATGGTGCCGGTGACGCGCTCACGTTCGGCGCCGGTCCAGCCCTTGATGAAGGCTTTCAACAGCTTGCCGCCACCGGTACCGCGCACACTGAGCGGATTCGTCAGCACGGCGGTGCGGATTGCAGCAGCTGTCGGCGCGACCACATCCAGTGACACGCCAACCGGTGCCGACCTGGCAAGACTGGTCGCCTCGAACTCTGCCTCGTAGTTGGCGATATCCACCAGGTCGAGATTCAGTTGCGCGCTGTAGCGATCGAAGATGCCCAACAGCAGGCTATCCACTTCCTTCAGCAACGCTTCAAGGCGCTTGACGTTGTACTCAGTGAGGTCCGACTGGGTGAGTCGGTCACGGATCGAGCGGTCAATCTCCTTGAGGAAGGGAGCGAACTTGCCCACCTCCCCAGCTTTGAGCTTTTCGAGGAAAACGGCGTGCCGAATGGTCGCGTCAAGTATCGCTTGGTTCGCTGCCATCTATCTTGTCCTCGTCGTCCAGCCCAAGGCCATCGCCCTGCTCTTCCAGCTCGCCGTCGATCTGTTTGTCTGTGCGCTCTGGTGCGATCAGCCCAAGCTTGCGCAGGTAAGCCCGCAAGTCAGCCTTGGCGAATCCGCCGTTCTGCCACAAGCCAACCAAGGCAGTGATCATCTGCGGATCAGCCGAGAGTTCGACGAACTCCTGATTCACCTGGTAGGCGACCTTCTTGTCGGTGATTCCCATGTAGGTGCAGCACCACATGATGGCTCGTGTGTAGGCTTCGCTGACGTTCGCCACGCACCCGGCAAGAACTGATGTCGATGCTGACTGATCGCCGCGGGACTCTGTAGCGGTCTTGGTCGCAAGTGACGCAACCACCATACGGGCGCCCAGCTCGATCATCATCTGGTTTTTGTCGGCCATGGCCTCCTTGACCAGCGTGTTGGGCGTGGGCTGCGCATAACCGAATGCACCGCCAACGGGAAGCATCATCGGGGCCCTGGAGCCGACATAGATGCCGTTCTTCTCCATCCAGTCGCGCCATTGCTCATCCAGACCGCTGATCCACGGCTGAGCCTGCCCACACCAGAACACGCTGTCTTCGTAGTCAGCGCTGTTCCGGTAATGGCCCAGGTTGATCATGGCGATATCGTAAAGCGGCGATTCGTCGATGCTCGGGTCGTTGTTCTGCGCGCCGACGAAGGTGAACGGGATCTCCTTCAGCCGGCCGCCAGCGCCTTTCGGACGGAACTCCTCGGCAACCGCCAGTGGCCCGCCAGTCTCGGGCCCTGACCGGCGCCATACTCGACAAACGAAGCCGTCTTCCTCCAAGGCCAGCTCCCGGTATTGCTCAACCGTCTTGAAGCCGAAGCCATCAGGGATTTCCGGCGATTCCTTCAGCACTACCAGCGTCAGCACACTGTGTCCGTTCACCATGCCAGTGCGCCAATTAATGATCTCCTCGGCACAGTAGGTGAGGATCACCGCGTGCCCGCCAATGCCATTATCTTGGTGATAGTCGACGTACAGGCCATGCCGCCCAGCCTCGAGCACCTTTTCCAGCGTGCCCTGAGAGTGCTGATAAATGCTCACCCCGGAGCCGTTGGCGTTGTCTTGCAGGTACTCAAGCTTCGTCGGTACCGTCAGCGTCGGGTCTTTGTGGAAAGCCAGGCCAAGCAGCCCGTTTCGGGTGTGCCCGGTGGCGTTCTTGAACACCGCACGCTCACGGTAAGCTCGATTCCGGTCCTGATTTTCCGGCGATTTGTCGTGCGCGTTGATGTACGGCAGCCGATCGACAACCCGGTGCTGGCCTGCGCAGACGTCGCGAACGGTCGCCCAGCGGTCCAGCACTGCCGTGTATTCCGCCCGCTTGAAGGAGACGTCGTTGCTCATCGGGCGTATCCCATTTTGATAGCGGTGACCGGTTTGATGATCGGGTACTCGCGGTGGATGAAGTAGCCGCCTGCGTCGTTCGCGTGATCGATGCCGGCAGTTTTATCTGGCTCCCCATTCGTGCCCCACACCTGCTGCTCCAGGCCATCGGCGTAAGTCGGACAGGTGAACGGGTTGACCAGGTAGCGGCGCTCGCCCTGCGCATTGCAGAAGACGGCGTTCATTGCGTTGATTCGGTCCTTCACCGGCGGATTAGCCGCTGGAGCGATGACCGTAAACCCGGCCTGTTTGAGCATGGCCAGGTCGGTGATGCTGGCGTTCACGGACTTGCGCGAATCGCCCGAGGCATCGGGGTAGACCCTGATTTCGCAGGTTTTCTTGAAGTCGTTGCCGTCGTGCTGCCAGTAGCGTTCCTTGATGCGGCGGATCATGTCGGGCGTGTCGTAGCCGTCGATCAACTCATCCACTGCCCTGGGCAGGCCCTGGTCGCGCTTGACGTGGGTGATCGCCGCCATCTTGCCGACGTTGAAGTCCATCCCAATGAAAAGCGGCTCCCCGGACTGCACGGTGTCGAAGCATCCGTTCAGCTTGCGGTCGTAGGCCGTGTAGATCGTGCCGGACGTCAGGTTGACGAACTGGCCTTTGAGGTAGGCCATGATCAACTGCGGCGGATACGACTCCATTAGTGATGCAATGTAGTCATCCGGCAAGTTCAGCTCGTTATCGAACGTGCTGGCTTGCACCAGGCCGTACATCTCTTTGAGTGACGGCTTGTCGCGCAGCTGCTTCACGAACTGCAGGAAGACGAACTTGAAGCCTTCCGGTGTCGTGGTGACGTCCACCCCGTTTTTCAGCCCGGGCAGGTTGTAGCGCATCCGGGCAATGATCTTGCGCCAGGCCTGCTGAGCCTTGACGGCGGTCAGCACGTCCAGCTCATCCACCAGGGCATGGCCGATCTTGAAGCCGACAATCGTCTGCGGCTTCTCCATCGACCGGCAAATCACAGTGCCGCGATACTGCCGGCCGCTATAGATGTGAACCTCGTGGTTCGCCTGGTTGATCTTGGTCTTCAGCCCCCAGTCGTAGGCCACTTCATCCATGGTCGGATAGAAGATGTCCCGGATCTGCGGATAAGTCGGTGCGAAGTAGCCAGCGTTGACCCCAGGCCACTCCATGAAATGCTTGCTCAGTGCCGAGCATCCCACCCAGGTCTTGCCTGAGCCGAACCCGGCAACGAACGCGCGAAACTTGTGGGGCAGCGTGAGGAACTGAGCCTGCGGAACGTTAAGGCTCGGCATTCGGCTTCCTCGCATCCACCACGTCGACCTGGATGCGGGTCGGGATCACCGGTTCGTCGCCAGCTTCTTCCTTCCTGGCCCGGTTGACGTAGATGTCGCCAGTTTCCTTCGCAGCCTGTTCGAGGATCTGCATAGCCAGGCCGATGTTCTTCATCGACTCGGCCCTCTCCACGAAGCGGTTCATGGCGCGAAGGCGGAAGGCGCGGTTGGCGATCGGGATATCGACTGTTTCTTCCCTGAAGCGCTTGCGACACTCTTCAAAAAACGTCTTCCACTTCTGCCCGAGGTCGCGACCGGAATACTTGGTGGGGTCGTATCGCTCACACAGTTGGCGGGATACTTCGATGCCGTATTGCTCCTTGACGGCCTGGCAAACCTGACTGGGGGTGTCGAAGCAGGCCAGCGCTTGGACAATAAAGGTCTTCACCTCGTCTTTCAGGGCTGCCATAGATTCGTTTTCCGTCAAGGGCTGTCAAGGATTAAGCCAGCTTGAGCAGACAGGTTCCGCAGGCCCTCGCAATGTTCAATTTCCCCACCTCAGCAGGACTGTTTGCAGCATCCACCAAAGCTTGAACGTCAGGGCTCGCGCCGTAGCGGCGGACTACACCGACGAACTCTTCGACGTCGTGGCCCTGCAGCTTGATCTTCGGTGCACCGTCTTGGGTGAATGCTGGTTGACCGTACTTGTCGGTCGCGTGAGCTAGGTGATACAGCTCGTGTTCGATCAAGGCGCAGAACTCAAGGTCGCTGCACTGGACGCAGTAGTCAGCCGCCAGGGTGATGATGAAGGCCGGAACATCGCCGAACCAATCACGCATCTGTTGCTCCATGCGGGCTTTCTGCCAGCCACCGGCACGGAACGCTACCTGTTCGGCCTGGCCCAGGACTGTGCGGCCTTGCTTGCTGAAGCTCGACGACGCCCACATGACCCGGATGTCTGCATCCAGTAAGTGGGCATGGTCTTCGTTGTGAATGGTTCCCGTGTCGGTAAGGATCTCGGCTTGGAGCCATTCCCATACTTCAGGGGCTGGAGTCAGGCGGATACCGAAGTCGGATAGGTCAGACAGCTCAAGCAGTGACGCCGGGGGTATTGGTCTTTGCATCAGCCATACCCTCGTCAATGATCAGTGTGCGGATTGTGCCGCCGGTGCTGGTGTCGCGCTTGGAAGCCATCTCCACCGCCTGATAAGCAGTGGCGCCCATGTCCATTGCGGTGATGGCGTTGTCCGAACCGCTACCGATTGCGTACTCGTGGTCTACCGGGTATTTGAACAGTCGGCCCTCAGTCCAGATGATCTCTGTCACCCGTCCATCGTGTACGACTATCACCTGAGCATCACACTCCCCTTCAATCTTCGCACCAAAGAAGGCATCCATCAGGTTCAGAATGTCAGAGGTCGAACCAGAGCCGAAGAACACATGCCCATCGCGCTCACGCTTCTTGTCTGCGCTGTCAGTGATGATCCTTCCATCGCATGTTCGGCGGGAGTCATAGGCGATCACGCCGTCTTTGTAGGCAATGGTCGTCATACGGTTACCATCTGATGTGTTTGTGCATGGGCATGCCCGTGGAGCAATCCAACGAGCAAGCCCTGGGGAAGCCCGGCTTCTTTGGCAGCGTCCACGGCATCGGCAATAGCCTTGTCGAGTGCGGTTATTGCGGCGTTGATGTCCGAGCTCATTGGCAGAGCGTGGCGCAGGCGGGTGACGTTACTCACGATTCCTCCAGGGTTAGAACGGTGATCTCACCCCACACAGGATGGAAGTCGACATACTCGCCGTCCGTGGACTTGAGCGGCTGGTCGGCTACAACAGCGATACCGGCCTTCGCGTCGCACCAGATCACATGCGTGACGGGCTGGCCGTCGATGGCCACTTCCCGCCGGCCTCGACCATCATCCCAGTAGTGGACATGCTCGCCTGACTGGTCGCTCATGCAAGACGCTCCAGGGTGACTGGGTCAACCTCGATGTAGCCCATGCCGAAGTCGAACAAAGTGGTCTTCTGCCCGCACTTGCCGCAAGTACATACATCGTGGAACGGTGCTGGGCCATCCAGCTCGACGTGACGCCATCCGCCGCAGTTTGCCTGCCACGTATCGCACTTAGGGCACCGCTGATCGCAGTAGTAGCGATTCAGCCAGGCTTTGCGCTCTTGGCGCTCAGCCCAATGCTTGATCCAGGTCCAGATACTCATATCTTTCCCCAATTGCGCGCCACGATTTGGCGCATTCGAAAACGTGGCGCGGAATTGCGTTACTCGGTCCGCCGACCTGAGATGACTTCGCCAAGCGTCAAGCGGTGACGGCTGCGCTGCGATTTGATCCCGGCGGTGATGTCCTTGGCGACCATCCCGTTAGCAACGTCATCAGCGATGTGCCCATTGGCGAACTCACCGATGACACTGGACACGGCACCGGCCTGCGAGCCGTCTTGATTCGACGCGGCTTCGTAGCGGGTCACGACATAACGGGTGACTGGGCGAACTTGGTATTCGGTACTCATATAGCCTCCGGCCTGCGCACAGGCTGATTGTGGGTGAAACGTGTCTGCTACTTACCCCGGCGGTCGACACCACCAGGTGCCTTGTCGCATTGCAGGCAGTGCTCGCAGTTCAGCGTTCGGCAGAGCCAGGCCTTCACCCGCAACCAGCAGGTGACCATGAACATGTGCCGTACTCCGGCCATGCAGAGTGCGACATGGAAAGTCACTCCAGCACTGGTCGGGCCAAAGAAGATGTTCTGGCTACGGGTCATCACGACGAACCCGCTGATGGCAATGGCCGAATAGATCAGCTTGCCCAGGATGCCGTCCCTCACCTTCCCGCTCAGTACGCACCAGGCAGCCCATAGGGCGATCAGGCCGCAGGCGATGGAGTTGATCAGTTCAAGATTCATGGTGGATTGCCTCCCCCGAACCGCTGGCGAATGAGCGCCCAGAGGTCAGCGGCTTTGATGGCTCGGTTGATTGCTGCCAGGAGGGAACCGCCGAATGTGCCCAGCAAGAATCCGATGCCGGCGACGATCTTGGGCTCGGTGACATTCAGGTAGGCGCTGACCATGCTCGTCAGGTACAGCGAGCAGGCTACCCCGGTGATCAAGAACACCATCCAGGCGCGCCAGTCGGACAAGTCGTCCTTGTGCCACCAGCTCGCAACGACAGCCCCAATCAGGCCCGCAATCAGCAATTCGAACCTGTCGATCTTGTCGAGCAGGCGCTGTAGATACTCCATGCGCTCGACTCCGTGGGGCATGTTTGAAATAGGTCAGCCCCGGCGGCACTCCCTGCTCAGAGCGAAGGGTGTGGCGGGGCCGAAAACAGAAAGGCCCCGATCATGTCGAGGCTTATTGATTCCAAGAAGCAAAAAGCCCAGCACTTGGCCGGGCTTCAGTATTTATTCGAAAGGGCTGAATCAGACTCGCAGATTGTTAAACTAGCAACGCCTGCTCTTCATCCTCCAAGGCCCTAAGAGACTCCCCAACCTTCTCATTGAATTCGTTGAAAAGACTTCCAGCATCAAGAACAGCATCCTCCGCCGCATTATGCGAGATCGCGAATGAGGCCTGAGAGCAAAGCTTTGACAGCCTTTCTGCCATGTCTCTTACATGCTCGTCACGGACACGAACCTTGGTCAGGGTAACTTGACGGAAGGCAGAGCGAGATCGGTCATTCACGTCTTCGGTTAACTCGCTCTCACCCCAGCTCCCGGTTTCTTGGTACATATTGCATTCAGCTAGGTGCAGCACCGTGGTGCAACGCATCAAATCCGAAATAGCGATTTGTATGTCCCCGAGCGCTTTTCGTTGAATATCAATCCGCTGCATGAGGATGAGTTCTTTGCGTTTTTCGACTCTGGATTCTCTTTCAAACCCAGCCCGTCTTTTTTCCGTCCATGAATCAAAAAAAGCTTTTAGAAAGGCACCGATGACCAGTGTAACTACGGGAAACCAAATCGATGGACTTATGCCTTCCACTATTTCGTCCTTTTCAAGCGTCGAGGCCCACAAAGCAAAAGCCCAACTCTAGGGTCGGGCGTCTATCTAAATTCAGTAAATATCGATGCTGCTTAGCTTGGCCTGAGCAAATGGTGCGGTGGTAGGTGCTGAAAACTTCCAGTTCTCACCAGGACCAATGTCCGCTGCGTGAGCCACTGTATTGCCGATTACATTCCCGGCCGCGTCATAAAGCTTGAACTTCACAAATACAGAACCCAGCTGGGCATTCGTATTGTTGTGAGCAGTGCCCATTACCGCGATAAATCCTTCAGGAGCCTTGCCTGCATGAATACCGGAAACCGTTACACGGTCGTCTGCAAGCGCGAAGGTGGAAATCAAGAGTGCGGCCATGGCGAGGATCTTTCGCATCGGTACTGCTCCATTTTAAATAGAGCTCAACCTTTGCCCAACCAAAGAGTTCTGTCAACATCCCAGCTACTGTGTATTCGCTCTGTACTCGCACAAAAAGCCCGACTCGAAGGCCGGGCTCTTTGTGTGTCGCGCTTGAAAAGCTGAACACGTTGCCATGAAAACAAGGCTATTCCGCGTGTGCAAGTATTTTTTTATGCGGCTTCGATGAATCGCTCCAGCGAGCAGTCTATCCATCCGACGCCCGTCTTGATGATTTCCCTGGCCTTGGCTTCGCTCATATCGTACTTGTTGCCAACTCGCTTGGCTGGCCACTTGGCCGCGTAGTACAGCCAAACGAAGTCGCCCATTTCAGGCGCCCGCTTGCAAAGCCTAGCAACTGCGCCATCAACGACAATAGCCAGTTCATCCGTTATGACATAGGACCTACATGTCGATGGAATCATATCTCTCATGATCGCCCAGGACGGCGACACATAGCTCGGCACGCCCATACCATCCATGCGCCAGAAGCCCCACTGTTCAAGCATGTACTCGGTATCACCCAAAGGAAGACGCGCTGGTTTTCTGGTATTCATGCGGCTTTCCTCGGATCTGGATCAATCAGGCCAAACAGGTCACGCAGCAACCGGTCAGCGGGTTTGTTCTTTGCATTGCCCTCGATCAGCCAGCGTTGCCCGAAATCATGGAAACCAATCTGCGCTCGACTGCCGTGCCAACTGGCGACCATATCCAACAGGTAGGCCAGCGCACTCGGCCCGCCGACTTTGACCTTGGCCAGTTCCTCACCCGCAATCTTCAGAAAGCGCCGCTCCAGGTCGCTCATGCTTTTGCGCGGCAATGCTGCTGTGACATTACTCATGATCTTTTCTCCCCTTTGAGCGGCTGGTGAATTTCAATACGCGCCCCATTTCAACCTCTTCGGTGCTTGGTGCTTTACCTCCGAAATCAACAAACCTGACGTACTTGCCCTGCTGCTGCACAAGGCACGAACCGACCTTTGCGTGCCTGACCTTGCCGACGATGAGTTCGGTTACTCCGTTCTGGCCCTCTTCGCTGTCCATATCGCGGTGCACCAAGATCACTACATCAGCGTCCTGCTCGATCTGCCCAGAGTCCCGGATGTCACTCGGGCGAGGACGCTTGTCTGGACGATTGGTTGAGCCGCGGTTGAGCTGGGCCAGCACGATCACCGGGATCTTGAGCTCCTTGGCCAGGTTCTTCAGGGCCGTAGATATCTTCCCGACCTCGATAGAGCGATTGGCGCTACCTTCGGCGCTGATCAACTGGACGTAATCGACCAGCAACACGCTGAGCCCTTCCCTGCGCTGGCATTGCCGGGCGATTGAGCGGATGCGGGGCATCGTCATGCCCGCTTGGTCATTTACAAACAGCTTGGCTTCGTTGAGGACGCTGACCGCGCTGGTTAGCTTTGGCCAGTCATGGTCTTCAAGATCGCCACTGTCCAACTTGCTCAGATTGACGCTACCGATCGATGCAAGACCGCGAGTGATCAATTCCTCCTTGGTCATTTCCATGGAGAAAGCCAAGCCGACGCCATCAAGGTTGCAGGTGACGTGCTGGGCGATTTGCAGGCCGAGGATGGTCTTGCCTGAACCTGTCAGGCCGCCAACGACGATCATGTTGCCCGGACGTAACCCGCGCACTAACTCATCAAGATCCGTCAGCCCAGTCGAAAGCCCGGTTGGCATCGTTTTGTTGAACTTCGAGTCTATGGCGTCGACAACACCAGGAAGGATTTCGCTCGCCCTGTAGTAATCCCGCTGGCCGTCGTCGTCCAGATCACGTAGGTCAGCCGTCGCCTGCTGGGCAAGTGCGATGATCTCCGCAAGCGGTAGTTCTTCCGTGGCTTGCTCACGAATCACATCTCCGGCCTCAACCACCCGACGAAGTATTGCCCGCTCCCGAACGTGCCGAGCGTACGTCTTCCAGTTGGCGGTGCTGCTCACGTTATTGACGATCTCGACTGCGAACGCCAGGGTGCTATCACCGCTCGGCAACTTCGGCCGCCAAAGCCCAACTGTGACCGGGTCAACCGGATCACCTGTGGCGTGGCAGTCAATGATTGCCTGGTAGAGCGCGGCGTTCTCCAAGTCGTGGAAATCGGAGACGCTGACCTTGCTGGTCACTTCGTCGAACAGATCCGGTTTCAGCATGATCGCGCCCAGGACGCCATGCTCGGCTTCGATGCTGAACAGTTCGCGGCTCATACGGCACCCCGCGCAGATGCCCAGCGAAATACCACCACAATGCCGCTCTTGTCGCGCAGGCGGTCAACAGCTCGATCACCCAGGCACTGGCGCAGCTCGGTCACGCCCAGGTTGCTCACCACGATTGTGGGCTTGATCTTCTCGTACCGGCCATTGATCACCTCGAACAGCACCTGGCGTTCGAAGTCGGTCCCGTGCTGAACGCCAACCTCATCGATGACCAGCAGGTCGGGGTGAATCAAGTCGGCGTAGACATCCGCCTCGGTACGCCCGCGATTGCCAAACGTGGCTTTCACATCGCGGATGATTGAACCGGCGGTAGCGTAAAGACCGCGTAGTCCATCATGAGCGTGTTCGCGGATCACGGCCTGCAGTATGGCCGCGCCCAAGTGCGTTTTTCCTGTGCCAACGGTACCCAGCAACATCGCGGAACGCCCGACGGCAAAGTTCTCGCCGAATGCTTCAACGAAACCGCCGCAGGCTGCATGCGCTTGAACCTGCGCAGGAGCCTCAGCAATCCAGTTGTCCAGAGTGCAGCCCATGAAGCGATAGGGGATACCTGCGTCGAGGAGGCGTTCGTTCAGCAGTCGGTCCCGCTGGATACCCACCGCCTTCGAACGCTGGTCAAAGTCTTGTGAGTGGCGAGCATCGAAGTGGCAACGGAGGCAACCGAACCAAACCGGATCGGCGCCAAACTGTTGCACCAGGTGATCAGCAAAGCTGCCATCCACCTGGCATTCACCCGCCCGAGTTTCGAGGGTGTACTTTGGTTTTGTGGTCATGGGGTCACGCTCGCAATTCGATAGGTGCCGTCGGTCTGCTGCTCAAGGCCGTCGGTGTGGTCAATTCTGTTGAGGTCCACGTGATGGGACTGCTCGGTCGTAGCCAGGAGCTCGTCTTCCCAACATCGGCCGTTGAGCCAGGTAGCTGGGAGCGGAATGTATTGGCCGCCGTCCTTGATCCAGTCAGGTCGCAGACAGTGCCTTGCCAATGCAGCAAGCACGGTTTCGCGCAGTGCAGCGTCAGGTTTGAGCTTCTTCCAGGCTGACTCGGCGCTCGGTCGTTTCTGACGCCGCGGGTACAACCGGTAGAACTGCTCAAAACCGTCTAGCGGATCCGCAGCTGCAGGTTTGATATCTCGCTTCGGTTTCAAGTCCGCCGAAGCGGGTTGATCAGTTACGGGTTGCGCCTGCCCATTTGCCTCAGCTTGAGATTCCAGTGTCGTATCGTCCGGCGGAGCATCGCGACGATGGACATGCTCTTGATCTTGTTCTTCTCCTTTCCTATTACCCATCCCTTCCCTTCCGGGGTCGAGGCCTATCAGAGGATTCGACGAGTCCTCGTCGAGAAGTAGTCGAATGATCTTAGAGGGCTCGCCGACAGAATCACCTCCAGGCCCCGGTTTCTGGTTGTCATCAGTGCCAGCCCCCAGAAGTGGCGGACTGGACACCGCTGGGGACTGAACAAACTCCGGGTACTTGAAGGTTGGTTTATCGATCCTTTGGTGCTCCCACCCGCTGACATGCAAATACCGCTTGCCAGAGTGCTCGTAGAAGGCCAAAAGACCGTTCGACGACAGCTCGTCGAGCATTCGACGAATACTCGACGAGCTGATTTCGTCACCGGGAAAAACCCGGGCCTTGATGGTTTTCTCCGAGTCAGGATGATTGCCGCCATCGTCACAAAAATTCCAAATACCAATGAACAGCAAGCGTGTCAGAGCCTGGCACTCCATCACCTGTTCACTGCTCCAGAACTCTGGCTTGATCGTCCTAATGCGCGCCATCAGATATCCAGCTCCTCTGTCACGCGACGGATGAAGGCATCGTAGGTTTCAGCCATCTCGAAACCTTGGCGCTCCAGCGACTCGCGGTAGGCCTTGGCGCTGCCGTAAAGCACCCAGCGCTCGCGCTCTGGAAGCGTTCGGAAGTTACCGTAGGTTGGCCAGGGGCCGGCGATGGTGCAGGCCGTTGCAGGTTTAATTACGGGGATTCCCGTAGTTGATTCGACAGAGCCGATCATTGCAGCGTCTCCCCATGCTTGCGGCACATCCCGGCACCCATGGTTTCCATTGAGCCGCCAGACAGGCGCAACACCAGCAGGCGCAGTGCTGTGGTGGAGTCAATTGAGAGCGTGCGAGCCTCGTCCAACGCCAAAGCCTGCGGTGAGTGGTCCATGATCAGAACTCGAACGCGATCGCTGTAGTTGAACGCCGCGCAAGCCAGTTGTTGGTCCGTCAGGCCGGCGAATGCCTCATCCGGTAGGCACTCCCCAGGGAACACGACGATGGGAATGCTGTTTTCTGGTCGTGGCTTTCCCTCCAACAAGTGGCAGCTCATGGCTTCAAAGTGATCCAGGGCAACTTGCCTTGCATCGTGGCCAGTCCTACGCCTGAACAGCACCATGAGTGCGTAGTAGGCTCGGTACAGGTCAACGTGAGTGTCATCCTCTTTTTCAATGGAGTACTCAGGCTCGTCGATGACGTCTAGCGTGTCCTTGACGACCTCGAAACACTTCAACAACAGCGCTGCATCGGGATATTTCTCGAAGTGCGCTTCGTCGATGACGGTTGGGCCAGTTTCTTTGGGAAGACTCATGAGTCGAACTCCACACTGCAGTACCCGCCAGCTTGCAGCACGCGCCGAGTTCCAAATAACTTCAGATTTACAGCCTCACAATCCTCACGGTAGCGATCGTATTCGGGGCCGGTACCGACAGCTTGGTTATCGACCCAATCCGGCAAATGCTTGCGAGCACGCATTTCGTTGAGAAAGGTCCACCACCTAGAATAGTGTTTACGCTCAGCCTGGATAAGCTCTGCAACAGCTATACGCTGCTCCTCGGAAAGGCCGTGTAGTACGCTCCCCTCTTTAGCCTCATACAAAGTGGCCTCGGTATCTCGTACTTTTGGATTTGGAAACGCATGTACATTCGAGCTTGCTTGTTCTTTACGGATTGCGCGTGCCATGATTAACACCTCTGCAGTTGTGTAGTCCTGATCACACAGGACGATTAGATGAGCCCGGTTCCCGCCGGGTTTGTTGCTTTCTGCACCGGGCAAAATTGACTCTCCACCCGTTTTAAATAATGCAAGTCTCCAGACGACCGCCTGCTCTGCCGGTCCTTCACGCCGCTTTCACCGACTCCTCCAGCACCAGCAAGCTCTGCCGAACATGGCCGATTTCCTTCTGAATGCCGGCCTTTTCGATCTGCGTTACCCGGCCATCCGCCATGGCGTCATGAACCGCCCGGGAAACATCTCCAGTTTCAGCAGCCATGTGGACGAGCGCTTGAACCAGGCTTTTGCCATCAGGCTTAACCAGCGGCACCAACTCGTACCCCAAAGCACAAGCCAGCAATTGCAGTGGCTCTGGATTGTTGCTGTGCACCAGGATCTGGAGGAACTGCTCGAGATTCAGGCGATGCGAGTCATCGTTGGTATTGCTGCGGTTGAGCAACGCGGTGTGGCTCATGCCCATCAGATGAGCCAATTGTTTTGGCCCCGCCTCCAGAACTGCCTCGTGGATTGCGCGATGTACCTGTTCCATTTCGGGAAACCTCTTGGTGGTTGTCGTGGCGGAACGTTCAGCTCGAGGCGAAGATATGCGTCCTCGGTCAGGGCTTCTTTTAAACGGGTTTAAAGATTCGGCTCTTGGCCTGAATTACGCAGATAGGCCCAGTCAACATCGGGCCGGAGCTCTTCACAGGTCACCGCCCTGCTCGACTCCCGTTCAAGGTTAATAGCGAGGCCTGGACCCGCCCGGCGAAAACCGTGGGCAATCTGCTTGAGGTTCCCAGCACTGGTGCCGCTGCGCTTGGCCAACGACTCCACCGAGGGGGTGTCGAGGGACCGAATGAGTTCGAGTAGCGTCATGTTTGCCTCCGAAAGAAGCTCAGATTACTTTTTGCTAATTCAAATAGCAATAGCATTTTATAATTTACTGTTTGCTAACGCAGGGACACTATTCGCCTATGGATATCAAAACTCTTCGGGTCGACGCGCTGCGGCGTGTCATCGGCCCACTCAGCCAGAAAGACTTCGCCGACCAGCACGATCTGGACGCGTCGTATTTGTCCCAGATCCTCAATGGGCACCGCTCCCTGGGCGAGAAGGCAGCGCTCAACCTCGAGCAGAAAATCGGGCTCACGCCTGGTGTACTGGTCAACCCTAACGGGCAAGGGCCGGCGATGATCGAGGGCGAGTACACGCGGCAGGATTTGGTGCGAGAGGCGCCGTCGGCCTACCAGGTCCTACAGGACAAGGCGACGCCGAGAGCTGTTGCGGTTATCGAGAAGCTCGCCCGGGCCGCGGCGAAGGGAAGGCTCAAGGAGTCGGACCTAGTTCTACTCGAAGGCATTGCAGGACTGCTTGAGAAGGCCAACGCTGAAAAGCCTTGAGCCAAATGCAGAAAGCCCGGCACTGGGCCGGGCTAGAAATTTGATAGAGCTACTCAGTTATCGTTGCGAAACTCACGTCCAAGACGCCCTAAATAGAGCATGAGTTCATTGTCATTTGCTTGGTCATGAGCAGAAGGCATCAAAATCCCGATAATGCAGAATTTGTGATTCTCAAAAAGCCCCCTAGCGTAAACAAGCGCAATATCATTCTCAGGCTCACCCTTCCGACATTTACGCTGCGCCTGCTTTTGTCGCTTTGGAAAATTCCTAGGCGGGATACACAGGTGAATATGTTCGATGCATCCAGCTATCGCTGGAGGAGAACCGTATTCAACATCCAGACCAAAATAGTCAGGTAAATCTTCGCGCATGGATTGCTGATAGCGGCAAAAATCCGCTAAAAGCTGGTCCAAAAATCCGGGATGGGAGGACTCAAGAGGCTTGAAAAATCTCTCATAGGTACTCGGATGAAATGAAACCTCAATAGGCTCCATCAATCAGGAGTTGAACGACGAAGCAGCTTCTCGACTCAGCTTGGCAAGAGCAACCAAGCCTTTACGATCAATAGCGCTGACATAGGGTTTTGGCTCTGCCAGCATCTGACGGATCAGGTTTGCGTTGCGATCAGCCTTGTGCCGGGACTCCGCTAGAACGGTAATCAACTGGTCTCCATGAGGACCCAGTTCGCCCGTGCCTTTGAGGTCTCTAATTTCCTTCAAGGCTCGACCAAATATCTCCGACACAGTAACGAACGGATTATTCAGAAGACGTTGATGTGGAACTTCGCCAGCAAGAATGGCAGCGTAAGCCCTGTCAAAAAAAGCAATTACTCGCTCACCCATTTGGATCAGGCCAGGTATTCGAGCCAGAGCGTCAGCATCCGCAGAGCTTGAAGCTATCAATTCGCCTTCCCGATAGGAAGGCTCTTGCCCAATTTGAGCAGCATCACCGGCAAACGCGGTCGCAGACACAGCCAGCGCACAAACAAGTGCGAGCTTGGTAGCGATTGGAGTTTTGCTTTCGACGACTGACGCCATGGGACTCTCTCGATGTGTTGCTCGCACAGATCAAGCTGACGTGCGTGTCAACCAATTATAACCGTTGCTCATATTTGAGCAATGGCTTGCTAAACCTTCGACTTACGCAGGGCCAACGGTCCTTTTCGCTACGAGATTCTTAGTTTTTATCGATCCTGCTACAACGCACCTGTATCTCCATCCAACGTGGACGGATAGTGATTAACTGATATAGCACGTTGTGACGCTCATCAAGCCAACTCTCTTAGGTGCGCCTTGAAAACTACGCCTCCTGATCGAACAAAGCCCGGCGCTAAGGCCGGGCTCAATTCACTCCTACGCCAACAGATCGGCGTCCCTCTCCCGCCACAGCGCTTCCAGCTTCGTCAGCCCCTTCCCGGTGATCAGTGTCGAGCACGTAGGGATCGTGCCCTGAATGGGATGCTCAAAGGTCCCGAGCTTCACATCCAGCAGGCCGGCCTCGATCTTCGCCTGGTACGGCTCGTTCGATCGGGTGATCCAGCCCTTCTGCCGCATGAACTGCAGTAGCCTGGTGCGGCCGGTACCGATGAGCTTCGCAGCCTGGGCGGCGTTGTACGTCTTGTGTGAAACCACCACCATGTCGTGAAAGGCCACCTTCGGCGCGTCCTGCTCCACCTTCACTTCCAACTCGTGGTTTTCCTGGGACAGCTCAGTGTTGTCAGCTTCCAAGGCGACAACTTTGCGGACGTTGTCAGTCAGCAGTGCAAGCAAAACCTTGGGGTCGTTTAGGCGCGTCATATCAAACGCAGGCTGGAATGCCGATTCCTCCAGTGCCTGCCAGCGGTCGACCAGCGCACCAGTGAACTCAGGGCTTAGCTGCGCGACTACCACTAGACTGTCACGCTTTCCTTTTTCGCCGGAGAATACATATTCCTCGACCGGCCGGCCGCCGGTAGGCTTTTCCACCATCGGTGGGATATCGATTACCCCCTTGGCTGCCAACCTCTCAATGGCTCGCTTGACGCTATCGTGTCGAGAGCTCACCAGATCGGCTATTTCCTGTGACGACATTGTTCGGGCCACATTTGAAGACTGCGGAAAACGTGGCGCACCATCAGAAGATTGCTCGGATTGAATGGAGATAGTGTTCATCGCGTTTTCTCCAGGCCTTCGGCGACAGAGTCGATTGCAGCCTTAGCAGACTCGACCGCCAAGTGTAGCAACCATGCTTGGCTTGGCGTAACAATGAGCTCTGCCATTCCCGCGTCCCCCAACGCCGATCTCACGCTATGAAGAATGCAAGATGCCTGATTTAAAGCATCGACGGCAGGAACGCCTGGACAGACGCTGTACAAATCTTGTCGCTCAACGTTGCAGCGTACGAATGAAAGCGGCACGGTCAGCGCCCCTTTAACAGCGCCAGCATTGAGTTTTTCGTTTACTTCGGTATGCTTATTCATGACGATTTCTTCCTCGAAGTTGATCTCGTTAATCCCAACCCCAGCGCCGGCCAGCGCTGGGGTTTTTTTATGCTTGGCTGATTTGCTCATCTTCACGCTCCAGGGATTTTCTCAGGCGGAATACAATTTCGCTGCTTAGGCTGCGTCCATTCTCAGTTGCCTTTTTTTCAAGGTGCTCTCGCATCACCACAGCGATGCGAACGCCAACTACCTTCTTTTCTGCGCCTTTCATGAAGCTTTCTCCGTTGTCTGAGCGTTGACTTTATTGCTCTTTGTTGCCTTTGTAAAGCAACATGTTGCTTATTTTGCATGTACACGCCTAGCCGTGTACTTTCATGGCTTTACTTGCACTGACGGAGCATGAATTGGACGCATTGTTTGGCAAGCGGTTAGCCCGAGCTAGGGCAGCGGCCAACATGACACAGCGGGAATTGGCGGGCGCTGTCGGCATAACTTGGTCTCAGATTTCTCGCTACGAAGCCTCGAAGGCAAAACCGCGTCTCGGGGTTCTACTCAAGCTTGCCGAGGCATTGGGGGTGACAGCGGAGGACCTATCCGGCGAAGGCAGCGATGACGAAGGCCGTGAAATTACCTTGATGCTTAAAGCCTCCGAGGAAAAAGCAATTGAAGATTTTGCTGCCAGAGAAGGCATCTCCTTTGAGCAGGCAGTAAATAAGATAGTCGCAGCCGGTATGAAGGACCGTATGGACAGAAACCCCGACTTGATGGCGCAGTTGGAGGCTGAGATTCCAGGTGCATATCAGAAGCTTATTAAATTGCTAGCCAAAGACCAGAGCGAATAGTTCCTCATCTCCATTAGTGCAGATTAAATCAACGCTTCGAAGCCCAATAGTACGGTTTGCGCGCAGACCTTACGGTATGCGCGCAAACCGTAAAAACTTACCGCTGTGATTGCTCGTATTGACCAATCCACTCGTAAAGCGTTCTTTCTTTGACTCCATGGACGCGAGCGATAATCCGCACAAAATCAGCACGGCTTCTGTACTCGTGCTTTGATTCCACCCACTCATTGACTAGCTTGGCTTTGAGTGCGTTTGTGGGCGCGTGCCTACTACTACTGGCCTTTTTTGCTCTTGATCCCAAAGCGAGGCCAACCGACGCAATGCATTCTTTATAAAGCTTTGCAGAAGATAAGTTTGTTTGGACTATATCAATAGCCTCATCGAGTCCACGTCCATCTATATGGCTAGCGATAACACAGCTATCCACGTGCATTACTGCTATAGCGGAAAGTAACTTCTCAAAATCAGGGAATTTATCCGCCGCAATTTCACCACTAATGACTGTATCCTTTGCCGTCCTCATAAAAACCTCTACGAGCCACCCAAGTGGGGCATCTTGCATTTCAGCAACCAGATTAGTTACAGGAGGTTCGTCCGCATCTGAATGTAGAACCAGTACATCTGCATCAATCCAGCTCTGCACGACAGGTGCAAATTCTTCTTCAATACCAACAATCTCCTTGTAAATATCTTTAAAATCCTGGACCGATGGATTTTTACCTAATTTTTTTGCAACAAGAACATATGCCTCACGGCCAAGGCGCCAAACAGATGGAAGCGAAGGCTGTCCGTTCCACTCATTGCCATACCAAGACCTGTCACTTGGTACGCCATCAAGCCCTATGAACAGTTTTTCTTTAAATCCTAACTCGCCGTCAGCGAAAGTTAAGTAAGGATCCACAGCCAAAAAACCGCTGAAGCTCATGTCACACCTCGCATACCGCGTCCCATAGCTGTCTATCCATCCAGCGATGACACCAGTTTAACCAGCCCGTTAGCAAATTGTAATAGCCCTGCGGCGCATCCGAGGAACACACCCAAAATGACCGGGCATTCAGGCGTTGAGGGCGGCATCTGGGATTGGTAGAGTCAGCGCCCCACCACCTGAATCATGGAAAGATGATGCCCACACTGCGCTGGATGATGTTGCCGCTGACCGTTGCTGCGCTGAGCCAAACGGCGTGGGGGTATGGAGATATTGATAACCTGGCAGGATCAACAATCTTGGCTTCTGGCGGACTTGAGCGAGTTACCTGCCCTCCTCTCGGCAATTACGACTGCATGACCTGGCCTCAAGACTTGTACAAGCTCAAGCTACAGAACGTTTGCTTTACTGCCAGGATCATGATGTGCAGCTACTCCTGTGAAGGCTTTATTGCACAGAAGGCCAACATTCAAACGCTTTATGTGGTTGGCAGTACTGGCCTGGACAGTTCGTCGATCAAGCTTTACAAGTGCCCGAACATGTACTGACGCCTTCAGATTGCCCACTAACCGGTTGGGCCTTGTCCACCGCAAGCCGAATGGCGACCTCCAACAAGACTGGAACCTGCGTATTTATGGACGTATATGCAAATGAATGAGGCAAAAGCTCGCAAGCTTGAAGCAGAAATCAATGAGCTGAATACTTTTATAGAGGCTTTGCGCTCGTCGATTGATGCGCGCCGGTCTCGGATTGGATCGGCGAAGACATTGGTACTCGTGGCGCTTTGCTTCGTAGGCGCCACGGGCGTGATTGGAATGTTCATGGAAGGGTTGCGGTGGCACTGGGCGGTGATGATAGGGATCGGCGGACTCACGCTCCATCACGCCCTTCAGACAGAAAAGTCATCGACGGCCATGAAGCAACTGCTTGCGGATACCAAGGCGCGTCTTGACGAAGCAGAGGACGAGTTGAAAAACGAAACTGCAGCGGAACGGTTGAAGGCCCTGTTCACTAAGTCTGGTTGAACTCCAATATCAAACGGAGCGTCCCAATGCTCGAGCGTGCAGCGCCTATCTGTACTTGTTGCTAATGGTGGTTTAGCTGCCCAGAGTGATACGTTCAGTCTCCTCACCCGGCGTGAAGAGACAAGAGCATGGCTGCACTCGAGAAGCGCTATCCCCGCGAATCGTTCACAAGGAAGCTCACCCGGATATGCCAGAAGCTGGACGAGGCATCCACCCGAGCTATCGCTCACAAAGACTTCTTCAACAAAGCAGTGACGTCCCGGGTTGAGATCACTTCGCTGTGGGCTGTCGGCTCGTACGCCCGAGGCGCGCTGATGTGTGGCGACCTGGATCTTGTCCTTGAGTACCAACTTGTGGAAGGCCCTCACCCTGCGCCTCGCACTATGACGAAGACGTTCTTCGGCGCCCCTCCGTACGTTAGCTATTACTTCGGAAAACCAGAGAGCAGCACCTCAGGAGTTGCGTTCCCTGACGCAATCGTGATTTGGACCGAGCCTGGCTGCGATTGGAGAGCTGCGATCGATTCAATTAAGCCTGTCCATAGCGCCGGCCGCGCAGCACGCGAGACGGACTCGATCCCGCTGCGACCGGAACAGCTGTACATGGAAGCGGAGCGTCTGCAGGAGTTAGCAGCGCAGGAGAGAAAAGGCCTCGTTGACTGGGAGTTTGTCGAATTCACCTCGGCAGACCTCGATCCGGTACCGGCAGAAGAAGTCAGCGATCGGGATAGAAAGCTCCTCCGGATAGCTCCCATGATGGGCAAGAAATCCCAGGCGCTGATACCTGCGATAATTCGATTAATGGCCAGGTACGAGCCCAATGGAGGCTGGGGTTCATCAGATAGCTATCGCGTGAAGTTTAGCTGCGGTGCGACAGCTCTGCATTTGGGGCGCCCCGCTTTGCCGCACAACCCATTCGAAGAACTAACCATCAAGCAATACGCCCTCCTCCCGCACATCAGCAGGAAGGGCCCTAACGGCGCTTGGGTAATTCGCCGCGGCCCCAACCATCCAGACACCAAAGCTCTCGCAAACAGGCACGCTTATTATCTGGGAAGCCAAGGATATCCGGAGACAGTTGCGTATCGCGATCGAAGTAAAATCTGGTCGACGGAAATGCTTGAGCTTTTCAGCACGCACGAAGATGCCGAAGAATTTGCAGCCATGCTGGATGAGGAGCGTGGACCACCAAACACGGTGATTAGTAGAGCCGAAGGGCTAGACCTGATCTCACTTTTCGCCCTGGTGGACGTCGTCGAAATTGGGGAGCATCAGCTCGCAATTACACGTGCCAGCGCTGCCTACTTTGAGCGAGACAAAGCGAAGATGGACGAGATCGTGGCCGCCCTCCCCCTGGCGATCAATCCCGCCCCTGCGCCCTCAGCCTAGCAATACCCTGCTTGATGTGCCCGGCGTTCTCGCCGATCGTCTCCAGGGCACCGCGCACGTTGCCGCCAGCCTCGGCGCTGCCTTGGCTTTCGACGAGCAATGTCAGCTCCATCAAAGCAGCCTCAAGAGCGAGCTGGTTCTCGCAAATGCGTTCGAGAGTGTCAGGAAGAGAGTATTCGAGAGAGGGCATTAGATTTTATCCAAGCACATGAATTCGCTTCAAAGTTCTTGTTCATTGCGGGCTAAATCGATAATGCGTCTGCGAGCGGACCTGACCGGCATGCCACCGGTCGGGTCTGTGCGCGACGTCTCGGCTATTCCAGTTAGTGGTCAGTGACGGTGATGTAAGGATCCCAGGTATGGGTTTCGCCGATTTGCTTCAGGCTACGGTCCAGCAGGACGAATTTGATTTGATAGGCGAGCTTCCCCTCGCTTTCAGCAACGGCCTGCCAAACGGTGTAGGTCACATCGGTTTTAGCGAAGGCTTGGGTTTGGCCGTCCTCTAGATAGGGCACCGGGATATTTTTAACGTTTATGGGCGTTGGTGCAGAAATGGAGCCGCCCTGCGTGGAATCCTTGGATTGGTTGATGCCGATAATAATTGCGACGCGGTCAAAGTTACGCGACAGGGTGGTGGCACGCCAGCGGACGATGTCTCCCGGGTTGAGGTCGATCCACAGTTCGTAGCCTCCGTCGGCGGTGATGCCGCTGGCTTGGCTATCGATCGCATCGCGATTCACGAGCATGGAAACCGCATTAGCTACTAATGCGTTGGGGTTGGCGATCAAGTAATCGGCGTCAATAGCGATGAGTACATCAATGGTTTGGGTCGATCCAGACATTTTACAACTCCTTGTTTGAGTGGCAGTTGCCGACCGCGGCCCTAAAAGGGAGTCCGGCCACCCGGTCCCTGGGTGCGGTCTGTGGGAAGAGTAGATGAGGAACCTCTAGTGTCAAGGCGTGGGATTTTGATAAGGGTGGGTCGGTCAGTTTTGCAGAGATGAGCAGCCGACTGAAAGGTTTTCACTAGGGCTTGGGGGGGAACCCTATGTGTTTCGTGGCGTACAGCCGTCGTTGCTCTAACACTGACTGGATACCTGCCATCGCGACTATGCTGAGTTTACCCACAACCGTGATAGAGGCCCCAATGAGAGAGGCACGACGAAAATTGACCCTGACAGCCTGGTGAGAGCTTTCAGCGCTGGATGGAAGTCGAACGGGCGCAGAGGTTAAATACTTCGAATTGCTGAGGCGGGTTGATGCCATGGAGCGAGCCGACCTCATCAAAGGTGATGAGTGGATAAGGCTTGTGAAGCACGCCGGAGCATTGCTTTGCAGTACTGCGCAATGTATGGCGGGCCAGGATAGGCCAGAAGAAAGATAACCCGTCGTCGGGTCCAGTTGTCCGTTGACTCCGGCCATCCGGGAAGGGCGTGGGAAGCATAGCCGCAGGCAAAAAAATGGCCCGCTTAAGTGCGGGCCTAATGGGAATTTTTCAAAGGAGTAGGGCGACCTTACTCACCGTCGTGTAAATGCCAAGTGAAAAGGATGTCCCAAAAACGGATGGTCTGGTGTCACGGCAAGCTTGAAGGTCGATCAGAGAGAAGTAGCGATTGCTTGGGCCAGTTGCATGTCAGACATGAGAGGCAACCTGTAGGTCGAGCGATAGAACTGAGATGCTTGCTCAAACTGAGCGCCGCGAATCTCGCCCTCCGAACCAATGAATGCCAGAGCGTCGGTCTTCGCCGATTTGAAAACCTTTGGCGGCTCGGTCGTGAGAGATGTGGTCGCTCCAATTAAAATGGTTGGCGCGGAGATTGTGAGAAATATCGCGGCAGCGATAGGGTTAGCACCATCACCTGATACGGCCTGCGTGCTGACCGCTGCCAGCAGGGCGATCGCCAGCGTCTTCCATGAGTCCATTCTTCGTTGCTTCCATCACGTCCAGAGATCGCCACAATAGCAGAGCATGGCGGTCGCCAGAAACAAGAAGCCCGGCGCTGAGCCGGGCTTAACGAATGTGGTGAAGAACTTTGTCTCTGAAGTTATCAATATCAGCAATGTCCGGCACAAAATCATTCGCCGCCTTGAGCAGGCGGGTGTGATCTTGTTTTGGAAGAGAAGAGAAATCGCTGCAAACGATGATCGAGGTGAAAGACTCTCCAACCTGCTTCAGGTGCAGAAGGGTAATCGTGGTAATTCTCGCTTTATCTTTGCCATTTACCCCGAAGAGATAAATAGGCCGGCCTTGCGACTGTATCCGGTAATCGACCGTGTAGGCCGGGCCATCCGCAATCTCAGGCACATAGTTTTCCTCAAAGCTGTCAGCAGGAAGGATGGATTTCAAGGCCGCCCGCAGATCATCGTAGAACGTCGAACCAAGACGGGAGCGTGACCATAGCGCCATGTCTTCAACGCGCGACAAACCCTGAGTCAGGTCAAACAGGCCCCGCACCAGCTTATCCGCTGGAACCTCAATGAAAATTTCACCATCTTCATCGCGCAGTCCGGATTCTGCCAGGATTCCTTGGTAGAACTTTCCTCGCGAGCCATTTGAGTATTTTGAAATGTCGTTCTCGTAGCTCAGGCGCATCATTGTTGTGCCAGCATCGGACAACCGCCAGCCACCAGACGTCCTGGCTAGATAAGCAGTGAACTGATCCCCGTCGCGTGCAACCAGCGGGAGAGATACCGCCAGCAAATCCCCGCACTCACGCACAGCAACATCTTCGCAGAAGGCTGTGCAGAGTGATTCGCGGATTTCAGTTAGTTCATTCATCAAAAAAACTCAGCTGTGTCGTCATACCCTTGACTGCCCCGTTCTCGATTGTTGGCGGGACGGGCTTTTGCAGGCCAGAAATATTGCAATCCTGCAGCATTGCCCAAAGCGCCCCCTCAAGATCAGTGTAGGCGTTCGTGGCAACGGCGTAATGCTCTGGCTTTCTGCCGGCACGCATGTAGCGCTCCGTTGCGCGATGTATGTGCGGAGTGAAATCAATCCGCTCCCCATCCTCAAGCAAATTCTGATGAGGATGGCAGCTGCCGTTGTATCGCGCTAGCGTGATCGTATCGCCGGAGGGGTGCTTTAGAAATATCCCGCATGAGAAGCTATGTGCAATCCTGGAGTTCTGTCGCAAGTAAATTTCGAATTCTGCGCCATCATCCGAGATTACATCGTAGTTCTTCTGCTTGCACGACTGCATATCTTTCCAGCGAGCGCCGGGGTTTGATATGGTTTTATTGCAAGTGAGCAGATCATTGATCTGCGCATCAGTAAGGAGCGTGTCTACCACGTCTTCGTCCTTGAGATATGAATGGGTTTTTCGGGTTGCTTCCTACTCCGGTTTGGCCCTGGTGATGCGCTGATCTCTGACCTCATCCGCATAAGCCACCAGTCTATCTGCCTCCTCATAAAGCGTACCCACCAACCCCATCAGGGCTATGGCATCGGCATCGCTGAGCTTTTCCGAAAGCTTTCCCAGGTCGACACAGGACTGCTCAAGGTTGAACGCTATTGCCTTGACCTCGCGGCGCAGTTGCGGATTGGGCTTGGCGAGGGGCATACCTTAAGACCTATTGCGCCATTATTTCCTGATAGCGCTTCTGGTATTCGTCATAAGGCAGGTTTTGCTCAGTGAGCTTCTGGAGCTGGACCTGCTTGTATTGACTCTTGGTCATAGGTCCAGGTGTCGGCTGCACGGGCGCAGCGGAATATTTCGATGGCGCCCCTCCCCCGACCTTCGACCCGCTTCGGGCATAGCTGCTCACATTCCCATCAGGAGCAATGGTCACCGTCGTGCTCTCTACCTCTGTGCCGATACCTGCGAAACCGACGTAGGCATAGCCCCAACCCAAAACCTGCGATCCGTCAGAATTCTGAGTGACTGCTGTGGGCGGGCCGAGAAGAGCAATTACTTCATTGCTGGTGGTTTTGCCTTTGACCAAACTGTCGATCTGGGCTTGTTCGATTTTGGTGCCACTGCTAGCGCAGCCCGAGAGGAGCGCTGCCATTGAGAGGCAAAGAAGCATCTTTTTCATAAAGTCCCTTTATGTCCTGAGGCCGGCAAACTGAAGCTCTAGCTGGTGCTGCCAACCAGTCGTAATGAAGCGAATCTAACACCATTATTTAGCCACTACGAGTTGAAAGCTTTCTCCCCGCGAAAAATTAGCAAACGTCAAATCTCAAAAACAATTTGCTAATTTATTTAGCTATTGCTAATTTGCAGCCACTCCTTCGCCACCTCATGGCGAAACAAGAGCACCTCAATTTTTTGTGAAAGCCAACAACGTGGCGGGCCCTTGCTCACCCTGGAGAAAGTGAATGTCCCGTAAACCCACCACACCGCTTCAGCTATTCAAAGTGATGATTTCCATCCTGCTCTACATCACCGCCTCTGGCGCTTGGCTGCTTTTTGCCGCCCGCGACCTGATCAGCAGTTCCTCGGATTTCGACGTGACGGCGGCTTTCTTCGGCACCACAGTCTGGCTCATTGCAAGCGCCTGCTTATTCCTCCTCATCACCACGCCGAAATCAGGCGATTAACCCAGTCAGCCAGCTCCCAATATTTCAAGAGCTCGCCAGGAGATCATCATGACCACCAACCAATACGATTCCCGCACCGCCGACAAGTTTGTGGTGCGCCTGCCTGCCGGCCTGCGCGCTGACATTGAGGCGGCTGCGAACGCCGCGGACCGCAGCATGAACAGCGTATTCATCCAAGCCGTGCGCCAGTATCTGGACGGACAGAATCGCCAAGCCTTGCTGCTGGGCGCGCTGGCAAGTGCCGCCGCTCCACTCCCACCTGCTGGGAGTTCGGGCCAATGAGCCGCCGCAACGGACAGCTGGGCGAGCGTCTGATTGAGCTGTTCAACGCCCTGCAGCGCCGGGAAACCACCTTCGGCCAAATTTACGCTATGTCAGCATCGTGCGGGGTCGACGCGCGCCAGGTGCTGGCCGACCACTTTCAAGGTGGTACACCCCATGGCTAAGACAGTACTCCGGGTGCGCCTCGATGGCGTCGCGTTCTACATGAACACCGAGACCTCTTCACCCGGTACCGGACACCGGAACAGGTATCGCTTGTTCAAGACAGAAAACTACGGGCGGGACAAATCCGGCTGGATTCAGGTGGGCTCGACGGCTGGCCAGGAGTTGCTGGCAATTGAAGATGAAAGCACCTTGCTGAAGGCGTGTGAAAAGCTATTCGCCAGCAAAAAGCCCCACCGCTACGACCTGCATGGCGCGATACGCGGCAAACCCGGCAAGTGGGAGGGCGAGGCCTTTCCCGTCAGGAAGTCAGTGCAAATAATGTCCTCTATCGAACAGTGATGACGCCATGGCCAAGTCAACTGCATTACCCATCAAAGAGACCACGCCGCGCTTCCTCAGAGCGTCAACTGCCCCCGCGTACCTGGGCATGTGCAGGGAAGAATTTAATAAGACGGTTCGGCCTAACGTCCGTGAATTTCCCATTGGGAAACAGGGTGTTGGCTTCGACCGCATCGAGCTGGATGAATGGGCAGATTCCTGGGCTGAGTCCATGGCAATTGAAAAGCAGGCCGATCGGGACAACAATCGCCCCCGCAGTGAGCGCCAGGGCAAGAAGAAAGGAGAATTGCCATGGCCCAAAAAGCTATCACCGGGCTCCAGCAAATGCCGAACGGCATCTGGAAGATCGACAAAAAGTATAGAGGAGAGCGAATTCAAGAGAGTACTGGCACTTGTAACCGCGCCGAAGCAGAGCAGTACCTAATCCATAAGCTGGAGAAATTGCGCCAGCAGAAGGTGTATGGCGTTCGGCGGGTCAGGACGTGGCGGGAGGCGGCGACTCGTTTCCTGCTGGAAGTGAAGGATCAGGCCTCGATCCATATCTCGGCCACCTATATGGAACAACTTGACCCGTTCATTGGGGATATGCCGCTGACACACATCGATGACGATGCACTCGCGCCATACATCCAGTCGAAGCTACATCCAGCGGTAGGGAAACCGGTCACCAATCGAACGGTGAACATTGCGCTTCAGCGGGTCATCCGGGTGTTGAACCTCTGCGCGCGCAAGTGGCGTGATGAGGAGCGCCGGCCATTGCTCGATGTGGTTCCGATGATCTCCCTGCTGGATGAGAAGACGAACAGTCGAAAGCCCTACCCGCTTTCATGGGAGGAGCAGTCAATCCTGTTCGCTGAACTCCCGGCACACCTTCAGACCATGGCGATGTTCAAGGTCAACACCGGTTGCCGGGAGCAGGAAGTTTGCAAGCTTCAGTGGAATTGGGAGATTGCGGTACCGGAGCTTGGAACGAGCGTATTCCTGATCCCTGCCGGGTTTGGGGGGAGGAGTGCCAGGGCCGGCGTGAAAAACCGAGACGAACGCCTGGTCGTTATGAATGACGTGGCCAAGTCGGTGATCGAGAAGCAACGCGGCAAGCATCCGCTCTACGTGTTTCCGTTTGGCAAGCCAGATGGCGATGGGAATGAAACGACGGTTCACCGCATGAACGACTCGGCCTGGAAGAAGGCGCGGATCCGAGCGGCGAAGAAGTGGCAGGAGAAATTCTTGCGACCGGCACATGACGGCTTTGCCAGAATCCGAATTCACGACTTGAAGCACACCTTTGGGAGAAGGCTGCGTGCTGCTGGCGTGACGGAGGAGGATCGCAAAGCGCTGCTCGGCCACAAGAACGGGAGCATCACCAGCCACTACTCGGCGGCGGAACTGGATCAGCTGATTGCGGCGGCAAACAAGGTATCAGCAACCGACTCACGCGCACCAGCGCTGACGATTCTGAAAAGGAGGGAGGCATGA